CTTAACGGCCTGCGTCGACCCAAAGTGGCTCGATCCGCACTTTGGGCAGCGGAATGAGCACATGCCTGCGCCGCCCCGTATGCGCACTACCGCATCAACGAGTTCTTGCTGTTCAGGGGTTCTGTCTGCCATCCTCTTTCCTTTGTGCTAGAGTGTGCCGCGGTTGATTCGCTTGCCTGGGAGCCATACGGTGCCATCTGTCATTAGCTGCGTCCACCCGCGTTGGTGGTAGTCACGACGCCTATCAGCGGCGCGACCACGGAACTTTGCATCCCAGCTGTCGTTGAAGTCAATCAGGATGCCACACTGCTTATTTGTGCTCGGGTCAATGCGACATACACGACCCGGTAGTTGGATGTTAGAGGTCTCGCTGGCTCCGGCGTCTGCCCGGATAAGTACATTCAGCGAGTCGAAGCTGACGCCGACGGACCAGACGCCCGTAGCAATGCACAGCATCAAGTCGCGTGACTCAAAACGCTGGCGTAGCAGGACGCGTCGCTGCGTCGTCATTGCTTCATCGTCAGCTGTCAACAGGTTGTCACGAATGAGGCGTCTGCGCTTCTCGATGTCAGCCAGGGCGCCCTCGGAATAGCAGAGCTCTGCTTCGGGAAGCACCTTTCGAAGATGCAACGCATGATCCAGTGTGTCTACAAGGATCAGCACCTGTTGGTTGTCTTCGCGGAAGGATCGTGCGGCGCCAGCAATGGTCTGGTTGCGCCACTGATTGCGCCAGATACCATGGCGTTTCTGTGCCACTAGCGAGCTGTACGGCGCAGCAGGGTTACACTCAATCTCCACGGGCAGCCACTGCACAATGACGGGCGCCACAAGGCTGTTTGCTTCGGCCTCTTGCTGTGTCATCTCGAAGATGCGCGGGCCGAATAGCCCCTCCATGCGATGATGCGCATTGTCCAGGCGCATATCTGGCGTGGCTGTGAACGTGTAGTTGCGCGATGTGCCGTAGTACGCCAGTTGCTCGGACAAGCGGTCAGTCATCAGCTCATGCCCCTCGTCGGCCAGCAGGAAGTCCGCCGTATGGTCCGAGTGGTGCAGGGAGTCGGCTGTGAAGACGGTCACGCGTCCCGGCCGCTTCTTGCCGCCACCGACCTGGCCCACGCTGGGGATCCAGCGGGTCAGCAGGTCGCGTATGCGGCCCACCACGTCCTTCCTCTTCGTCACGATGTCGATCTTGGCCTTGGGGTACAGTACGCCCATCATAGCCATCACGTACGTCTTGCCGAATGCTGGAGGCGCAACGATCGTGCCGTAGTCATGCATATCGATCTGCGCGAGGCACGCATCTTGCCGGGGGCGTAGCTCAAATCGCTGGAAGAGCCTGTCCCATTGTGCCTCATAGATGTTCGGCGCCTTCGGCGGGTCCTTGTCGATGTACTCGACTGTAAGGCCCTGTTCTTGCAGCATACCGCGGATTCGCGGGTAGAAGCCCTTCAAACAGACGAAACGGCCTTTGGCGTCGTACTGGAAGAGGCGCCGCTTCTCGGCCTTGCGTGGCTGGTGCTCGCCGGTCTTCGGATTGTAGGCCTTAGCACCGAACAAGTGCGTGATGTGTGTGTAGATAAGAGGCTGCTCTAGCGCCCGGTACACACGCGGGTGGAGAGGTTCTTGCCCGTTCGCGGAGACCTCAATGAACGGGCCCCCCTTTCTGACTACCGCCGAATTCGCCATGAAGTCCTTGCATCGTCCACCCATTGGAGGGTTGACCGGCTGCGCAGATAGCGGTATCATGATAGCACTTTGCTACCGGCCGCTTGTCTACAAGGTCGCAAAACTTAGCCCGCCCCGACAGGCGGGCTATCTCTTTCTTTCGTATGTACCGTGTGGCTTATCGCATGGGGAACATGCAATCCTAGTACGCCCAAATCATCCTGTCAATGGCTCGCCACGCAGGTCACAGGTGGACCCACATTTTGTATGCAGACGACCCGCTACCCACTAGGTCTTGTGGGTCACTCATCACAGGCATGGCTCATGCCTCCTTAGCTGCAGCATTCAACTTGCGTTGCATATGCTTGCCGATCATCGAGCGATGGTGCTCATGGCCAGAGTAGTCCGGACCAACGAACAACTCAGATACCGCTTCGCACGTCGACGCGCGCAGTGTCTTCAAGCAGTCCTCGCAGCCCTGCTTAACCGCCCGTGCCAACTTTTTCGCGTACGCGTCGGTGGCCATGATCTCTGCAGCCCGTTCACGCGCCTTCTCGGCGATGACGTCACGGATCTCTGACCTGATTTCCCAGCTACCGATCGTCTTTACGATCGCCTCTTGTAGCAATGCGTCTCGCGTCTCGGTGTCAAGGCCTTCGAGTATCTGTGCTGCGATAGTATCCCGAACGGCTGACTTAATCTCCTCTGGTGTCATCTGTCTGCTTTCGCATGAGTTGATGTAGTTCGTACGCGGCGATTTCGGACGGGTGCTTGAAGAAGTCGGCAGGACGGAAGAGCGGCGCTTGCTGCTCTGGTGTTGCCTGCGACGCCGCATATAGCTCGCCTAGCCACGTATAACGTAGGAACCTGATGAAGCGTTGCGACGCGCGCAGGTCTGCAATGACGGGATCTGGCCGCACATGCGGCTCCGCTAGCCCGTAACCCATACGCATACCCCATATACGCCACGCAAAATCGCACGGCGCTACGCCGGTACGGTCGCTGCCTTCCACCGGTATCGGTGTAGTGATCTCAAACAGTTTGCGTACTGCGCTCTGCTGTTTGAGGTCCTTCCAGCTATGTAGCACCAGCTTGCAGCGGCGGTGGTGGCGCCATTGCGGAAAGTTCGCCACGGTAACGCCTGCCTGCGTCTTTGGGTTCAGCCCCATTGCCGCTTCCAGCTTACACGAGCGATCCGGTGCGCAGCCATCGATGTACCAGCGCGGATCCAGGATCTGTGCGAGTAGCCCCGCCACCATCGTCGGGTTGATTCCCTTGATGAACGATAGATGGTGCCACACCGGATGCGCACGCAATAGTTGCTGTGCACGCGGGCTGAGCTTGCTGTCGGGCCGGGCGTGTCGGCATTGTTGTACCTCTGCGGCCAGCGCATATGCGTGGTAATCCGCAGCTACGACCTCGTGGAGGCCACCCTGGCTTGGCGCCAAGTGGCATATTGGCATGTAGAGCAGTAACGCCTCCGGGCGCTGCCGCTCTTTTACCGTCTTACAGACGAGTGGCGTAACAACCTTGACGCTTTGCAACTGGCCATCACGTTTCAGCTCGTATAGCTTCGTGATCAACCTGGCATTGCTGTGGGTACCCACAACATGTACACACGTTGCTGCGCAGAAAATAGGCCCCTCAAAGAAGTCGTGTATCGCCATCTTGGTGGGCTGCGCATAGCCATCGTGGTCCACGTACCATACGTGGTCGTTGGCAACGTGCATGCGTAGGGCTAGCGTGTCCGTTGTTGTCATATCGTCGGCAACGTGATCGTATGGTCAAACAAGTGTTGGATCCTTGGTTCATGTGTTACGAATAGCACCTGCAAGCCGCGCTCCGCTGATAATTCACGAAGGCGGGCGATGGCTGTTGGAAGGCAGCCCAGATTGTGCTCATCCAGGCCTGCCGTAGGTTCGTCCAGCACAAGGACGCCGACCTGCCCAGCAAAAGTTGAGTTCACGGTGACCCGGAAGGCCATAGCCAGCACAATGCGTTCGCCCACAGATAGGCGCTTGTCTGGCTGCACCCTAACACCGTCCAAGAAGCGCGCGATGAAGCCTAGACTCTCATCCATCTCCACACGGAACGGTGCCTCGAACGTCTCCAGTACGCTGTTCACCTCGTCGAGCATTGTCTCGATGTAGGTGTAGGACACCATACGTGGTGACTCATTACGATGGAATACCTGTCGTATGTTTTCCAGGTGTGCCACTGTTTCCCGTGTCCGCTCACCTTGCTGCGTAATGCGCTGGATGTCGTCCAGTTGCGCCTGCACAGTTGTTACGTTCGCCTCAGCAACAGCGTGTTGCTTTTGCAGCGCAAGCATGGCGGCATAGCGCCGGCGTACCGTATCGCGCGCACGTTGTGCTGCCTCCGCGTTTGCCTTCGTATACGGTGGGCTCGTAACAAGCACTGCACGCGCCTCTTCCGTACGCGCTGCCAACTGTGTCAGTTCGCCCTCTGCCTCGGCTAGCTGTGTAGCATGCGTACTTGATTGTGTTTGCAGCTCAGTAAGTGCTGTGGCAAAACTGTCACGTTCGTCAAGGCAGTTGCGCAACACTACACGATCAGTGTCTGGAAGTACCAGCTCAGCCAATGCGTTGCTACGTTGCTCGAGCTGTGCTTGCTCTGTCTCCCATGTATGCTGCTCTTGGCGGTATACCACCATATCCACCGCATATTGCTTACGTGCGTCGTCCCGTGTGCACAACGGGTCGCGTTCTTGCACGATAGTAGCTTGCTCGCTCAGCAGCGTTGTACGTCGTGCTTCTGCCTCTGCAAAATCTGGCATGCGCTGTCCGCACGTGGGGCAGTTATCGAGTGACTGCGACAGCGCACTGAGGGCCACGACCACGCGCGTATGCGCTTCCGTAAGCCAGTCCAATTGCTCCCGCTCGGCATCCGAGAGCGCCGCGCAGGGCTCCTGCGGTACATCGACGCCGTTGGCCCATCGTTCGGTGTAGGCCTGTTGGTCCTGCGCAAACTGCTCACGCGTAGCCTTTGTTGCATCGTATGTGCGCCACTGCTGCAGCTTTCCTTCGGCATTACGTACATCGTCAGCCATAGCAGTTATCGCCAACGCGATGTCGCCGATGTCGGCCGTAAACCGACGAGCAGCTGCTCTTTGCGCAAGCACATCATGCCTTTTGCTGCTTTCGGCTCCTGCTGCTTGCAAGACCGTCGCATTCGCCGCTGTGCGTTCGTCGTAGCCCCTGATAATGGCAAGCTGCTGATCCATGTATTCGCTAGCGTCAACAACGTCGCGGTAGGCCAAGAGCTCGCCACTGAGGCGGGCGCCTGTCTCTGCGTGCTGCGCCAGTTGTTGACGCAGTTCATCCGCATCCAACGTCGTGGTAGGCACCTCGATGTTGCTGAGGAACTCGCCCATTTGGCGCCAGACCTTCTCCGCCTGGTCGATACCAAACAGCGCAGCGAGTGCTGCAGCACGATCAGCAGGGCGCTGGTCGAACATCTCGTCGATCTTGCGCTGGCGAACGAAGACATAGTCTTGGATCTGGCGCTTAGTCGCGCCCAGGCGCCGCCACAGCTCCGCATTCATCTCATTGATGGATGATATCTCGGTGTCGCCGATGCATAAGAAATTGGAGCTGTTGTACTTGCCCACGGCCCGCCGTACGTAGATGATCGAACCGCCGTGCGATAGGTTTGTCTCCACGAACGACGGTGCATCGTCAGCAATGCCCTGGGTAATATCGTCAGCCTTGTTGCGATCGCCGCCGGCGTCGCCGGTAAGCAACAGCTGCAGGGCGCGCAGGAAATTTGTCTTTCCGCTGCCGTTCGGCCCCACGATGAGGTTGAGGCCTGGTTCCAGCGTGACATACAAGTCACGGTGCTGGCAAAAGTTCGTCAGTCGGACATCGCCGATGATCATTTCGTGTCCTCGTAGTACACGCGTCGTGTTGCTAAATTACCGGCGCGTCGATGGCGTCGCCAGTCAGCCCTGGAGATGCGTCCGCGCGAGCCAGGGCGCAGTCGCGCAAATTGAAGGTCCGGCTTTGGGCACCTGATGGCCCAGCCACTAAGCAGGAATGTCGTAATGGCGTCGCTACGACTACGTCGTAGTGTCCATACCAGCGGCCTATCGCGCCAGACAACGATCCACCCAAGTGTGTTATTCGTCATCGTCCGCGGCCTCGGTCTCGAGGTAGCCCAGCAGATCCCATGTCTGCGTCAGCGTGCAGTTATCGCCGGGAAGGACACTGGCAGCACGTACGTCGCTGATTGCTTCGTAGTCTAGCAGCGTCCAGCCCTCCAGCACACTGAGTGCGGTGCTTTCTGTGATCCAGCGCTCCCACGCGTCATTTGGATCTGGGTCGTCTGGTAGGTCGTCATGGATGTCGCCACGTGCTACGACATCATACGCTTCAGCCAGCAGCTTGCTAAGCTCGCGCGACTCGTGGACAAGCGCCTTCGCTAGGCGTAGACACTTCGTGTGTGCGAGGTTGATTGCCTTGCTCATGATTTGCCCAGCCTTGCGGCTGCTTCCCTTTCTACGGCCTTCTTGGCCTTCTCCAGATCATCGAACGTGGTATTCGCCCAAGACGAATTCATACCCATGCCATAGTAGTACCAGGAACCCGAGCCTGTACGCTCGAGCGTCATTAGTACTTTGTTGCCCTTACACAGCAAAAGGCCTGTGCTTGGCGCGGCAGCAGAACGCCACGTAAAGCGATGCTTGGCCATAATGGCCTCCGCGGTTTGTGGCTGTATACGCTAGCGCTTGGCGCGGTTGGTACGTACGCCGCGCGGCTTACGTGCGGTAGGTGCAGCCTCAAGGAGCTCAAGGCTATTGGTGATCTCAGTCCAGAGTGTTTCCAGCTTGATGTGCGTAGGGCACAGCGCAATCTGATCTACAAACTTGTCTGTTTTCACCTGGAGGTCATGCAGCTGTTTGCCGATTGCATGCTCACGCGTAAGCAGCATCTCCTCATGCTTACACTGCGCACGCAGGACAGTACGTGCGCCGCCAGGGTAATTTGGGAAATCGGTAGAGTTGCGCGCATGATACGGTAGCGGCTCATCACGGGTATCGACATCAGGGGCTTTACGTCCAGTTGCGCGCTCCAGTAGTTTTCCTTCAATACTGTCAACCTTAGCGTTCGCAAACGCAACGTCGGTGCGTGCTTGCTCTAGTTTGCCCATCAGCTCGGCAAGGTCAAGCCGGTTCTCTGCTTGCTTCTGTGCCTTCGCTACGATATCGCGCTTCCATGTGGGGTTCGCGCCGTTAAGCCGGTCGCGTATCGCATGCGAGTGCTTCAGAAGTCGCGTCTTGAAGTGGTCCTTTTCGGTCTGGGTCAGGCCCATTCATGTGTTCCTTGAAGATGTCAGTAATCTCTGTTTGAATGTCACGAGTGTTTGCCAGGCGTACCGCATCGTCGCGTACTTGTACGTCATCGGCATAGAACTCAGTAATACATCCTGTAAGGCCAGCACGCAATACGGCGTGCTGTCGCCGTGTTGTGTCGGCAGCCTGCTGCGTTGTCGCTACAGGGATTGGAGACAGGAACAGGTGAGCAGCCTGGCCCACTGTGGTCTCGAGGCGCTTTTTGGCCTCTGGTAAGTCAGCAAGGTACCACACGCGCAGCAGGTTGGTGGCTATGTTAGCGGGCACACCTTGCTGCGGTCTACGCGCAGGATGATCCAGCCAGCCCGCAATGAATGCGTCTAGTTCCTCTTGGGAGTGCAACCGTGCCTGGTAGTAACCACGGCTACGGAGCGCCAACCGTGTGATCGACAGATCGTCGTTCAGGATGAGTGCGTACTTGTCCGGCGGCTCGCCGATATTCTGCATGCAGAGCGGTCCCGGGGACACGATCATCTGTCGGCCCTCTTTCTTCACAAGCGTCTTGTGAAAATCACCGGTGATGATCATCTCGACGCTGTCGGGTACGTCTGCAAACCACGCGTCCCCGCGGTCATGCCCCAGAAAGTCCTTCCAGACTTGGTGCGTGGCCAGCACATTGGCTTCTGCCGGGACACCCTCAAGCGCCTCACGCACAAGCGCCGGTATCTGGTAGTCCAGAAAGTAGATCACAATGTCAGGGGCCAAACGGAGGAAATCGCCGTGCATATGCGTCGGCCAGCTGTGCAGTGCCGATAACAGCGTAGGCACTGCTCGCTCGTGTTGACCCTGTATGAAATGCACAGCACGCTCTTGCCGCTGGCACGTGTCCAGGGCTTGCCGCATCGTCAATAGGGCATCAGACTGCTGCAGCTTCTGCTCGAACAGGTCGCCGAGCAGCAGTATATCGCGCAGATCGTGCTCCTCAGCGAGGGCTAGGACCTGCTGGATACCCCATTCAGTGTCACCCCACAGGGCATCGCGGCGGTACCACACACGATCGAGTTTGCGTACGTGCCAATCGGCACTGATGAGGGCTAGCGGTTCTGGCATGATTTTGTTCCCATGAACAAGATTAGAAGGTCTCAAGCATGCGCGTAAATGCTGCCAGCGAGAGCTTCGGATCATCGAAATCGATGACGTTGGGATCCGTGATCTTACGCGGTGCGATCTGGCCTGGCACGTACGCCAAGACGGTTATGCGTCTGTCTAACAGCATAACCTTTAGCCCCTCTGAAAACGAGTCACGCATGTCAATGAGCCGTCGTGCTTTCTCCATCACAGCGTCGCTGGGGAGCTTGTCCCAGAAACCGCCGCCAAGCGCTGACTGCGCTGCAGCATTTTCTGCCCCATGCAAAGTCATTGCAATGGGCATCGCCTGCTGGTCAAGCTCCAGCGCATCTGCATGCATCTGGGCAAAATGGTGTGCGCCCATTATCAATCCTTCCGTGTTGGGTGATAGCCTAGACTAGCAGCGCTGCGCACGCATTGCGCCAGCAATTGCCGTCGTGAGTTGTCGTTTCGCCGCTACGGCAAGTTTCTGTGCCTGTGCCGTACTGCCACAACGGACAGATTTCGGTGTTCCGATGACTTGGCCGCGGCCGGAAGCAGGCCAGTAATCCGCAATATGCATAGCACCGAGATAGAATTGCCAGTGTCGAAATGCTTTTACTGGAAGCAGCTCCGAGGCGGGATCGGTCTGAACGATATGAATCCGCTCAAACGCCAGCTCCGTCATCAGGGACGGCAGCTCCCGTTGAGCTGTCGCCAGACGCTGGTGACGGAGTAGCTTCTTCGACGTCGACATTGTGTGGTTGGTCATAGAGCACGGCTGACGTCGACGTATCGTGTTCGAGCGTCGTGATCAGCACCTTGCCTCCCCACCCTTCTACCGCCTCGCGCCCTTGTACGATCTTGTCAGCGTACTCTGGGCCTTTGACGAGAAGATCAGGCCGTAGTTGCCGGATCTCCGGGACCGGTGTATCGCCGTCGAACGGCAGCACCGCATCCACAGCAGGCTGCGCAGCCAGTGCTGCAGCCCGGATACTGTAGGGCTGTAGTGGCGTCCGCTTGATGCGGGTGGCAGATTTGTCGGTATTCAGCAGTACGCACAGGAAGTCGCACTGCGCACGTGCCTGCCTGAGCATCGAGATATGCCCAGGGTGGAGCACATCAAAAACGCCGTTAGCGATACCAAATGTCTGGCCAGCAACAATCAGGGACCGGCGCAGCAGCGGTATTGATACGGGGTCTACTTGCTTCGCGGGTAGATGCGCTCTTGAGGACGCGCAATGAATTGCGTGCAAACTGACTGGCTGCGCGCCGATCTGCTCAACAGCAAGCGCACCGGCAATGTTTGCAAACCGCATAACCACTTCCGGCGGCATATCCGCAGCTACCCCATACGCTACGGCCGCTGCAACAGTGTCGCCCGCGCCACAGGTATCCAACTCATGTGCGGGTACAGCGGGGCAGTCAGTAGTAGTACCGTCAGAAGAGGCCCGGATTATGCCACCGCTTCCGAGCGTGACAAACAAGTGCGTGATGTTGTACTTAGCGCGCACCCATGCCGCAACTGCTTTCATAGTTGTGAGCGCTGAAGACGCTGGTGCAGCCGCCATGAGCTCCAAAGCATTTGGCGTTACAGCATAGGCGCCAGCGTAGTATTCCATATGCGACGGCGTTGGGTCGACAACCACGGGAATCTCGTGTTCCCGTGCAAACGTCATGATGAACTCTAACACAGCCGGCGTACACACGCCCTTGTTGTAGTCTGAGATCAGGATGACCAGCGGCGTGACTTCATCAAAACACTGACGCAGACGCATCAGCATGGGTTGCGACATGTCGCTGGTAGGCGGGCGCTCATGATCATAGCGCGCCACCAACCGGTGATTCGCGTAGACACGGTGCTTGATTGGCGTTGTATACGCCGCTTCTACCGCAACATAGCGCGTAACACCCCGGCCCGCAGCCGGCTTGTCGAGGTACACGCGGCTGGCGTCGTCCTCGCCGACAACGCTAACAAAGGCTGTTGGCATTGCCAGGTAGGCTAGGCTATCCGCAGCGTTAGCCGCGCCGCCCGCGCCAACAAACTCGCGCTGGATCATCGTAACGGGTACAGGCGCCGTTTGGTCGAGCCCGCGGATGTTGCCGACGTGGTAGTGGTCCAGTATGACTGGTCCTACAACTACGGCACGCTGGTTCTTGCCAGGCTGTACGTCCGGCTGTGCCGCGTCTTCTGCTGGATTCGTCATTGAGTCGTCTTTCACTACTAGCGACGTTGCGGTGAGGGTGGGACTAAGCGGAGCACCTTGAAGGTACTATCAGGATAGCGAAACATGAAGTCCTCGTCCAATGTACGACACGGTTGGAGCGTTGGGTTCGGGACCGTTGGATGCACGCCGTCTGGGATGATCACGAATGGATCCAGATACGGTCCGCCGTTCTCGGGGCTGTTCCATGTCATCGCAATGGCACCAATGGCGCCGTCGGCAAAGATGTGATACCAGCCGCAAAGGATCTGGCCGTTCTCTGGTATCGTGTCATTCCGTCCTCGCCGGGTCGGGTCGTCGAGAAGGCCTTTAACAGCAGTCCACTCGTCTATCGGCAGCACCAGCCTGGCAGTATCGTAGCCCGCTTGCTCGTGGATCTTGCCGTCAGACGGTAGCTGTACCAGCCGCTGCAATGACGCCTTAGCAAGGCTACGGTCGAAGAAGCCCTCGAGCTCGGCACATTGGCCCGTGTAGGGCGTTTGCGCAGCCTCGGGTACCTTCTGCGCAGCGGGCGCTGTCGACCGCGCTTCAAGCATTGCTTCCACGTAGTAGCCCATGAATTTGTCGAATTGCGCGCCAGCATGGTCCTGGATAAAGATGAGCAAGATATCGCGCTGCTGCTCTACCGTTAGGTCAAACTGCCCCGCAATATCGCGAAGGCGTGCAGCAAGTGGTGATTCAGCCACGGATTCCTCCGAAGGATGATAGAAACTTGATCCGGCGTGTTACGTTCAAGTACGCGGCCATGATGTACGGTTCTGCGGTCAGCCACAGCGGCCGGTACTTGAACGCACGGCCAACAAGCCATGCCAGAGTGAAATCGGTAGGAGCGGTGCGCACGACGTAGGGCCCAGGCAGCTCTGCCTCCCACGCTGGTGGCATCACTGCCACACAACTGTGCATGGAATACCAGCAGCCATTGCTGCCATCTTCGCTCGTGTATTCGCACGTCCTTGGTGCAAGACCATACAGGTAGAAACCACCGAGTGTTCCACTCAAGCGTTTCCGACGAAAAGCCGGCGGTACTGCAGCATGTGCTGCCAACACAGGTGTGAGTGTGCCTGCAAGACCGCCAGCGGAATCGAGGTAGAGGCCTGTCCTGTTGTCGGCCATGTGTCCCTGATAATGCCTATAACTCACGACGCGGACGGCAGGACCGCATTCTGCAAGTAGCTGCCGTAGGCGTGTATAGAGCCCTGCGATCTTCCGCGCATAGCAGAAGGGGCAGATGCTCAGCGTACACGGCCGCGTCTTCGGCGTGACGTGTACGCTACACGGGGGACAGTTTCGCGCATATGCGTGCTTCGTACTGGCGATTGCTGCCCAGCCGCCGTCCAGTAGTTCAGCACATCGTCCTTGCCAACGCCTACGAATGTACTTTATGCGAGACACGAGGTCAGCATCAGCAACCGTGCTGTTGCGACACAACGGGCTCAGCACGCAGTAGTCCTCGACGCGCATCGTTGGCGACGTTCGTTTGGTGGCGTAGGTGAGGTCGATTGTGCGCATGAAAAGCACGTCGGGGCCCGGAACCATGCTAGCTGCTAGCCGTCCGTCTACGGTGGCGCGGGCCCCGACGATTCCTGCTCGTTGTTACTTGCCAGCCATGACCGCGTCGACCGCGGCGCGCCGCTGGCCGTTGGCTTGCCGCGTTTTGGCGGTCTCATAGCCTTTGATTCGTGCTTCGATCGTCTCACAGCGCGTTACGGCGCTCTTCATGGTTGCGTAGGCCCGTTTGAGAAGGTCGCGCGCCTCGGTAAGCTGGGCGGTGAGCGACTGCTCGACCTTGCTGGGCGGTGTTTTGATGGCGCACGGCGCAATCGTGCCTGGGGCGACGGCGGCACACTTGGTGCCGACACCGGCCGCACGACGCGTGCTGCGCTTGTCTTGCTTCGCGGCTCCGGGGAACTTGGTTGCACCGTTGCGCTGCTTTCGCGACGCCAGCCGCTTCTTCGCCTCGGCGATCAGCGTCTTACACGCGGCGTCGGTAGCGACGGTTTTCGTGGACCATCCCGCGGCCTGCTTCTGCAGCGCCTGGACGGACGGCATACGGGTCTTCGTAGCCAGCCACGCAAGGCCAAGGCGGCGGAAGCGGGCGGCCGAGAGCTGGTGCTGTGCGACGCCGCACACGCGGTTGAGGCGCGCTTTCTTGGTGCCTTTCGTCTCCTCCAGCAGCTGCGGAAAAGCCGTGGTCAGTTGTTGCACGAAGTCAGGCGTCGACATGCCCTTGCGCTCGCAGCGCTGGGCCATGGTCTTGATCTTCTTCATGCGCTTTGCGTCGTGCTTCCGGTTGGTTGCAATACGCGTCGTGGTGCTCGCCATGCGAGTCTCCTTTGACATCGCCAGCCCCAGGCTGGCCAGACACACCCACCCGGGCGGGTAGGCAGAAATGAAAAGGACAGCGGAGCCGCCTCGAGAGAATCAGAGAGGCGGTCTCCGCTGTCCAGCTGTTTTGGTGGGCCCTTGCGGGCCGCGACAATCTTGTTCCGCTGAACAAGTTCCCGGTCAGAACAGGAACTTCTGCGCAATCGCAGTGACGCTAGCGCCCCACAGTACGAAGTGCCGCCACCGCGGTGCCGCTTGCACCAAACCACAAACGGTCGGCGTGTACACGGCAGTGACAAAGACACCCAACAGGCAAACAGTCGACTGGAAATCCTCCAAAACGTCCTCCTTCTGGGGGGTGTACGATTACGTAGTTTGGGTAAGCTGGGTAAGCTCGAGGTATACTACACTCACGTAGTGAGTGTAGCATACTATAGACTACCAAATCGTACAGCCAATTTGGCGTTCGATTTGGTAGTCTATCGTATAGCCTGATCGGCTATCCGATAGAACCTTCGTCGGAACTCGGAGCTTACGCTCCTCATTCCAACAAAAGCGGGGGTGTTTATGTATCTTACGCTAACACCCTAGACTCTCTAGTCTGCCCCATTTGACATTGGGGGCAAACCGGGGTCAGTTTCGGTAGTCTCGACCTCGAGTTGTGACTCAAGATCACGACGTGCATCAGAGCACGCACCACGAATGAGTAGGCACCCGAGGACGATTGCTACGATGCAGAGCCAAGCTTCTTTACTCATCAGACCTTGTAGGGGTTACGTGATCCACGAAGCGCCAGGTCATCTCGAGTCATCTCGTAAATCGTGAACTTGGCACACTCGTATGTGATCGGCAGGTCCATTACGATGCGACCCTGCCATGTGCCGTCTGGGCGGTAGCCCAGCCGTGCCGTATCGCGCCGTACTGTGATGTAGGCGACCCCTGCGGGACGCTGCAGCCTTTCGAAGATACTGGCTAGAACCTCTAGACGCGTACTTCGATCGGGGATGACGCAAAGCACGTACGTGCACAGCACAACGTCAAAGCGAGTATGCGGCCGCTGCCACGGCGGACCGTAGTGCGGATCGTAGCCCTCGATATCGATGCTGCGATTGAACAGGTGCTTCACGTCGCCGCCGTAACCGCACCCGTAGTCGAGTACGGTTTGCGTCCTGTTGATCAGCCCCCGCCCGTACAGCCATCGTGCTGGTGCGGATAGTTTGGCGCGTTTGATGGCACTCCGGTACGTCATGTCGATCGGCAAACCTCTTGCTCCTTTTTGTTCACAGAAACAAGATCTGCAGCGGGCTCCTCCTTCACATACGCGTCATGCGCATACGCGTCGAAGGACTCGAGCGCTATACGCAGTTCCCATGTGTCACCGGCATGCAGCTTGCCGTTGCGGACCGTGATCTCTTCTGCCATGAAGTTGCAAAAGCGCTGGATCGTGTCCCGACTCCACTGCGAACCCGTGTTATACATGGACGAACGCGAGGCCGCAGCCGTCTTCTTCCAGTGCTCTTTGAGCTTACGGAAGGCCGGGTGCCGCCTGTGCGCGTTTTTACCGTGCAGCATGTTGAGGAGCTTGATCGCTTCCATCGCACCGCCGCAGGCCCCGTACCGTGAGCTACATGACCAATCATGCCGCATTCGGACGTGGTTCCGTACGACGTCGTACACACTGTACGTCATGGAGACAATGTCGCACACGAGAACGCGCTGCGCTCTTACCTTCTTGCGCGCCTTTGCCCGCAGACGGCGTTTGATGAGATCCGGGACGTAGTCGATCTGTATGCGGCCGGACATGCCGTTGTGCATGATCTCACAACCTGCTGCTTCCCAGTCAATCTGGATCCGCCTATGGTTGCAGTCCTCGTCGTAGGTAAGCGCCCTACAGGTGATCGTGCCAAGCTCTTTCGCCAGCGCAAGCGCTTCCAGCGGATTCGTACCGATGTACCACGGTGCTTGCCCCGTAGCGACGGTGATGCAATCGTGCTGACTCCATGCCGTACGTGATCTGTAGCCATAGTGCCAGTACTCATGCACATACGACAATCGCGGATCTTCACACGGAAACTTCTGCTGCAGCTTCGTTAGGCACGTCTCCCGATCATCGCCAAAAACGAGCCTGTTGATGTCAGCATGCAGAGCCGTTTCTTCGTCCCAGAATGGCTCCCACTTGCGTGTGTCCTCGTCATCCCCTTGGCACGCAAACCCGAGTAGCGGTGTGTCCTGCTCAAAAGACATCAGCCAACGCCGAGCAGGCGCAGGCTCTCATCAAGCTCCCCAGCCAGCATCTCGACGAGCGCTTTGCCTTCGTCCGTTGCGGCCAGGCGATGCTCTGCGACGGCGGCTTTCGCGCGTCGTTCCAGTGCGGGCAGGTCGGCCAGCTTCTTGCGCCAGTCCTGCCACGTTGCCTTGTTGTCCGTGAGTTCTTTTTCCAGCTGCGCGCTCTGTGCGGCGAGCGTCGTGACTTCCTCGCCTCGCAGCACGTTGATGGATACGTTCCAGATGATGGCCGGGTCGCGTGCGCCGAGTTTGAGCGCGCAGCGAAGTTGTGTCTCGTCCGCCGTGAAGTGGTGCGTGAGCACTGTTTCGACGTCTTTGCACTTGAGCTTGGCTGCCGCCTCGCGCAGCGTGCCCTCTACGTCTGCCAGTGCCTTCTCGGCTTGTGACTGCGCCGCAGCTGTCTGCTCTTTGTTGCGCGCCCGAATCTGCTTCTGCAGCGCGGTCTCCTGCTTGCGGCATTCCTGTATGCTCTTCTTGATCGCCTCTTCGGCGCGCGATAGCAAGATCGCGGCGACGTCGTCCTTGTCCATCTTCAAGCTGACGTCTACGAGGGCGGGCAATGCTTTCTTGTTCTCTTCGTCTGCCATTATGGCTAACTCCTGCCTGGTGCGGCTCCGTGCCGTTTTTGGTGGAACTCCCACCAGATCTTCTTGTCTTGCACAAAGTGCGTTGGGTTCATACCCGTCGGGACTCCCCGCGGGCCGATTACCAGGATCTTGGTTTCACCCTGATATTGAATAGCCCGGTCAGAGATGACAACGTACTCCGTTGCTTCGTCCCCCGGTGCAAATCGAAAGTAGACTTTAGCGCCCAGCTTTAGGCGTTTCGCGTCAAAGGTGGTGATGTCCTTATGCGGCAGCTTGATCAGCGCGACATCAGGGCATTTGTCGACGAGAATTGCGGGCATGTGCCTCTCCGATTCAGCAGTGTGATAGTGCTATGTTCGTCGCCATCATAGAAATTCTGTGCTGGCTTGTATTCTGCATACAGTTTGTTATACTCTACACAGTGAGCACTACGGTTGTGCTGATGTAGTCCTGAGTGTGAAAGGAGTAGTGGTGAGCAAGGATAACCCCCTGGAGGAGTTGGCGGGGCTCCAGCGCGTAGCTGACCTGTCTGACGACGACAAGATTCGGGAGATCCGTCGGCTTGAGTCCAGGCTGGCCAAGGCCAACATTGCCCGTAAGAACGCAGTAGCCAAGCACAAACAAGCAGAAGCAGATCTGCAGCTCTCGGCAGACCGCGAAGAGTTGCTGCTGGCTACGCAGGACCCAGTAGAGATCGCCAAGTTCGAGCGATCGCGTATGCGCAAAGGCCGCGGTAAGGCCTCTGCGATCATCTGTGTCAACGATTGGCACATCGAAGAGACCGTCGAAGCGTCCGTGGTCGACAACTGTAAGTTCAATCTGCGGATCGCCGAAAAGCGCATCAACAACACCTGGGATAAGGCTGAGTGGTTGCTAGACATGCTGCGCAGCATGGCCTCAATCAAGGAGGTTATCCTCTGGGCCGGCGGCGACATGATCAGCGGCTACATTCATCCTGAGTTGCAGGAGAACAACAGCCTGGGCCCCGCGGAGGCAATCCAGCTCGTACAAGAGCATCTGGTGCACGGCCTGAACCGCTTCATGAAAGACCCAAAGACGGACTCGGTGGTGTTTGTCACCAGCTTCGGTAACCACGGACGTACGACGCGGAAGCGCCGGATCTCCACTGGTTACAAGTCTCATTGGGAATGGGCAGCGTACCACAATGTGGCCAAGCGGTGCCAGGACAATTCCAAATTCCGGGCCAAAATCGCGGACGGCTACTTCAACAAGCTGCCCGTACAGGGCCACCAGGTCCGCTTCCACCACGGCGACGATATCCGCTACAAGAACGGTGTCGGTGGCGTGCATGTGCCGCTGCGGCGTGCCATCGGCAACTGGAACCTCAACGAGGGGCTAGCCGCCTTTGACGTGCTTGGGCACTTCCACCAGTACGGCGACGACCCGAACTACGTGCTGTGCGGATCGCTGATGGGCTACAACGCGTACGCCCAGAGCATCGCTGCGCCGATGCAGTCGCCATCGCAGACGATCATCGGGGTCGACTACGAGCACGGCAAGTGGATCACGATGCCCGTCTTCTGCGGAGAATCCCACACCATATGACGTTCCATCGCATCTACGTAGACATGGATGGGGTGCTATGCGACCTGGTAAAGGCAATCCTTACCGAGCACGGCCGCATGGATCTCTATAATCGCATGCCGCATCGCAAAGTCACCGAATCGATTGACTGGGACCGCCACGAGACATGGCTCCCAACGCTTGTAGATGGGCCTACCTTCTGGGCTACGCTGGACCGGTATCCATGGACTGATGAGATCATGCACTTTGCTCGCGACACCGGTGCCGAAGTGTATGTGCTCACGCGTCCGTTGGACTTGTCACTGTTTGACGCAACCGATATCGGCTACTGCGTCCATGGCAAGATGGCATGGCTACGCAGGCAATTCGGCGCTGACTTCAAGGACGTAGTGTTCACAGCCGAGAAGCACCTACTGTCACAACCAGGCGTGCTACTCATCGACGATGATGAGCAGTACATCGAACGCTTTGAGGCTGCAGGTGGTCGCCAGATCATCTTCCCGCAGAGCTACAACAAGTTTCGAGAACGCCTTGGCGACCGCATGGCGGCCGTCAGGGAGCAGTACAAGCACCTGCGAGGAAACGATGAAGATTGCGATTTGCGGTCCCGGCCAGTGCGGCAAGGACGCGGCGTCCCAGTGGCTAGCTGACAATACGACACTGTGCTATCATGATAGCACAAGTGAGGCTGCGGCCGGGGTCTGTTTTGACGCCCTGCGCTACAAATACGCCTACGCAGACGCCAAAGAGGCCTTCGACGACCGCCGGAATCACCGGGAAGAATGGGCGAAGATCATCTGGGATTACAATCGCCCTGACGGTCTCACCCTCTATCGTGGTATGCTAGAGACCAATGACATCCTGAACGGTATCCGTCGCGCTGGCGAGCTGCAAGCACTGCTGGACGCAGGCATGCTCGACCTGACGCTCTGGATTGCCCGCGATGTCCCGCGTGACCCGTCATGTGAGTTGGTAGCTAGCGACTGCGATATCACTGTCCCGAACGACGGGACGCTGGATGCGTTGTTCACCCGGCTTTCCCGTTTCGCTGCCGTAACACACATGTTGAGGTGACCTGATGGACGTCGGCCTTGGCTGGATATCGGACTTGATGCGTACCCTCGCAAAGGTCTTCCCGCATTTGCTGCACGTGGATGCAACGCAGGAAGGCGTCATGTTCTGGTTCCGCCATGCCTATCGCCTAGGGCCCGGCGTTCACTGGTATTGGCCTCCAGTTATGAGGCCGATGGTCCATCCGGTCAAACGCGACACACTCAACCTGGCGCCACAATCTTTGCCCTTCAGTGGTGAGCTGCCAGTCGGCATCACGATTTCCGTTACGGTAGTATACACCATCACGGATATCATGAAAGCCCTTGTTGACACTTTTGACTTCACGGCGACCATCAGAGATCGCGCGCAAGCCGGTGTCATCCGGTCAGTCATCGGCAAGAGCGTCGACGAGCTCGTACGTCGGCACCAGCGTGTGAACAACGCGATTACCAAGCGGATCCGTACAGACTTGGAGCCGTTTGGCGTACACGTGGAAGTCGCCTTCATGAGTGACTTCCATCTCACATCAATGCACAGAGTAATCGGCAGTACGACTATCTTGCCCGTAGCAGATGTTGCTGCTGATCCAGAAGAGGAGTAGAAGATGGCGACCAAGATCGACCCGTTCGCAGAACTGGACCCAACACCCGTACGCATTACGCCGCGTAGACTCAAAGGAGAGCAGAAGGAACTTTGGGATAAGCTGGCTGAGCGCTTCGGCGACGGCACATACGCCGGCGTGCCCATGCAGGCGCTGTACACGTGGGGACAACGCCACCTGGGCCTGACGTGCTCAATCAGCTGTTTTCGGGGTCAGCTTCTTCAGGCGGCGTCGGTTCACGGAAATGGATCCGTCGCAGCGCACGCGTAGCCTCGCAATCGGGCACAACGTCCTGCGGCGATATCCTCTGGATAGCGCCAAGAATGCGGCCGCGGAGCCGTTCGAGCTCCGCGGCCCGCCGGTTTAGCTGCTGGTGCGTTGTTACTGCTAGCTGCTCCCGCGTTTGGGTCGCCTGTACCTGCGTCTGCAACGCGCGCTGACGCACCGCAAGCACCTCCTGCGCCGTATCCATTATGCGGTTCTGCGATAACAGATCTTCCTCACGCTGCTCGATCGCGCGTTCACGTGCTTCGAGCTCCTTCTGCTGCGTTGCAAGTGCCTCGATCAGCTTGCCGTACTGTTCCTCAGCCTTGCTCATGTCCGGTCTCGTTCCAAACAGAAGCGGCGTTCGCGTTGCGGCTTGTTTGTGCCAATCTTTCCAGCGAGACCGCACATAAGCCCCGGCGGCGGCAGAAACTGTCTCGACGTCGCTGCTCTGCCAGCCCTCCCTGTCAACGATGTTCAGCCACACCCACGATGCAAGATCCTCAGCCGCTTCGCGGTGAAAGATACCGTGCTTCATTGCGCGGCCAGAGGGCACATGTGTGATCGACCACCTGTCCTTTTTGTTGCGGTGCACGGCCAACGTTTCCTCGGTGCCGGTTACGTAGTAGGCAGCGAGCGGCATGTCGTTGCCACTTTCGTAGGCAGGCCTGATCGTAACTAGCTTGGGCTCATTTAGCATCTGCCGTCTCGCCCAGTAGCGCTGTGAACTCCTGCTCTGTGAGCACGGCGATCCCCAACGACTGCGCCTTTGCCAGCTTGCTGCCGGCCTTCTCGCCGGCTACCAGGTAGTCCGTACCCTTCGACAGGCTCGACTGTGCCGTACCGCCGGCGTCCTTGATGCAGGCCTTGATGCTCTCACGCGAATAGCCGACCAGCTTGCCAGTAGCGCAGATCTTCTTGCCGGCCAGCGGCTGCGGTCCGGCGGGCAGTATCGACGGGATCTCATCGTTCGAGCCAAGATTGAGTCCAAGTTCCCGTAGATCCTCCAGCAGCTGCTGGTTGCGCTTCAGCGAGAACCACTTCGTCAGCGATGTGACCACGGCAGTGCCGATGCCCTCGTACTCCAGCAATTCGGCCTCGGGCGTCTCGCGCAGGCCGTCTATCCCCCCGCAGGTGGTAGTAAACAGCTCAGAAAGCGTCCGGCCGACGTGCGGAATCGCCAGAGAGGCCAGCAAACGCCAGGATTCGCGTGATTTTGCCCCCTCTAGCGCCTCCAGCAGCTTCGACGTCCGTTTAGGCCCCATTCGCTCGAGGCCCTCTATGGCCTTCCTGTGGCCTTTCAGGCGCCACAGGTCTGGGAAGGATTTCACGATCTTCTTCTCGATCAGCCCAGAAACGAGCTTTTCGCCCAGGCCGTCGATGTCCAGCCGGGTGCGCTCGCCCGCGCTCTCGATGAGGCCCTGTAGCTGTGCTGGGCATTTCAGGGCTGTCGCGGTGCAGCGGACGTGGATGTGACCCGCCCTGCGCCCGGTGACCTTCGTCTTGGCGCTGCACACAGGACACTTGCCCGGGATCATCAGTGGCTGCCGGAGCGGCGCCGTGGGCTTCCGCCGGTCTGTCAGGACTGCGCGCACCTTGGGAATCACCTGGCCGGCCCGCTCCACGACGATCGTGTCGCCCATGCGGATGTCCATGTCCTCGACGTAGTTGAAGTTGTGTAGCGTCGCCTTCTGCAGTACGGCACCAGCAACCTCAACCGGCTCGAAGTAGACTACGGGCGTGATGATGCCGGTCTTACCGACCTGCGTCTCCAGCCGAGTAACCTTGGTCTCTTCCTCAAAGAGCTTCCACTTGTAGGCCACGGCCCAGCCAACATGCTTGGACGAGTGCCCGATCGTCTTGCGCGCAGCAAAGCTATCGACCTTCAGCACCAGCCCGTCGATCGGGTAGTCCAGCTCGAAGTCCTCTGCTGCCATTGCGGCTGTCTTCTTCTGGATCGCCGTGAAGAGCGACTCGAAGGCCATTGGCCCGGTAGCGTCTTGAATGGTCGGGATGCCAAAGGCCTGCAGCGTGCGCATCAGCGCCCAGTACGACTCACGTATGGACGGCGGGAGGAACGCGATGGCGCCGATGCCGTGCGCAACAAACTGCACCCGGTTTTCAACGATGTCGCCTGGCCGCTTAGACTTACACGCACCGGTGGTAGCGTTGCGCGAGCAGCTATGCGGCTCTTTCCCCGCGAGTCGCCGCTCTTTCTGGACGGCAGCAAAGTCCTCGTTACCGATGAACGCCTCGCCCCGAATCTCGATGCGACCGCGTGTGTCCAGCACCAGGGCCGTGCCGCCATCTGGCGGAAGCAGCTCGTGCGGTACGCTGGCCATCGCGCGGGCATGCGCTGTGATGTCGCTGCCAACTTTGCCGTCGCCGCGAGTAACAGCTTGTTTGAGCATGCCATCCTCGTAGATGAGCGCCACGGCCATGCCGTCGATCTTGTAGTCGAGGACGTACCGCAGGTCGTCATCTACGGCAGCAGCCGTGCGCGCGTGGAAGGCGCTGAGCCCACCGAGATCGAAGCTGTTGTCGATGGACAGCATTGGTACTGCGTGCGTGACCTTTGGCAGGCCCTTGAGAGGCTTGCCGCCAACGCGCTGCGTGGGGCTGTCAGGCGAGCACAGCGCGGGATCCCACAGCTCAAGCGCAACGAGTCGATCCATGAGCGTGTCGTACTGCCGATCAGTGACGTTTTTGATGCCCTCGCAGTAGTATGCGCGGTCGTGGCGCCGGATCTGGGCGACAAGCCCCGCGTGTTCGCGCACGCCCTGTGTCTTCTTTGCCATGCTATGGCTCCTCGTTGTCAGTGTCGTCAGCCAGCACTATACTGCTTGGCTCGATGAATGGGTGTTCTGTCTCAGACCACACGGGGTGCGCATTAAGCCACTCCGTTAGCGTACGCGTATAGTCGTATGCAACACCGGCGGTTGTAATTACCACCCACCCCCTGAATCCGTCGAAAAAGATCGGCCCCAGCGGCATCAGCCCGTTGAAGATCGGATGGTAGAACCACTGTCCTTCCTGTGGCTGGTACGTTCGCGGGAGCTCGAGCGTCGTCTCGACGATTTTGATCTCACGGCCGTGCAACGCTACAGGCATTTGTACGCCCACCGTGTGCGTTTTCATGTGGTAACCTCTGCTGCGGGTTCTGCAACAATTGCTGTTGTCCGCGGAATGAGTGCCGCTTCTTGCGGCAGCATCAGCGCTGGATGGTCATCAACGAAGGTATGTGCAGTCCGTGCTTCGACCGCAGCGGCGCGTGCTTCTGCTAGTTGGTCGTCAGTAAGCGTGTTCTCTGCGCTTGCGTATGCTGCCATTACGCGTGAGCACTCATACGTGAAGTGTGCTACCGCAAAATCGTTGAATGCCAGGTCGTGGTACCGCTTATAGAATGCAGCGGAATGCACATGTCGCTGACGCGTTGACGGGCGGAGATGGCAGTACTCATGCATGAGTAGCGCAGCGTATTTCTGCCACGCGATTGGGCCCGCGCCCAAACGCCGTATGGTATCCCTGTTAAGCGCTATGACTGACCTTCCGTCAGTCCACGACTCGTTAGGGCCCAGCCCTGCCATAATTTCGCGCATCTCCGGATTCGGCGGACCGAAACGGCCTGTACCGTATAGATACTTACGCTTCTCGCGCAGTACCCTGATCACAATGCGCTCAAACGGCATTAGCAGGTCGTCTGATACAAGTGAGCACTTCTTGTCAAGCACGGACTCGAGGTCGCGCCACGCCACGTAGCTAAGACGCTTCGAGTGCCACTGGCCCAGTATGCGGTTGACTACTGCTACCAGCTCTTGCCCGCTCGCAACGTTGAAGCGTTCCAGCATCCCGCGATTGAGCACGCAGGCTAGCTTATAGCTTTGGAGACGTGCAACGGTGCCGCCCGAATAGGTGCCTGCATAGGTACCCGCTGGTGGCAGAGTTACGCGGCCATTTGCCACCTTAAACACTGCGCGCACATTTGGGTTAACGCGTCGTCCGTGGTACATGAAGACGCCCGCGTTCTCAAACTGCCTGAGTGTCAGCTCCTTGTCGCGTGCCTGATTGACAAGGCGGACACGATCTGCCTCGGTGAGACGACGGCGACGATTTGCAGACACGCGTGCAGCGCGCTCACGTTGTTCGCGGTCGCGTGTATCGCGCGTATTGGTATCCCGCTCAACGACATGGGCTGCAATAGCTTTCTTGATCACCTGCCACGTCGGACAGTTCTCCATCACGTCATTGCGTGCAAAATTGACCAGGATCGGCTTCTTCGTTACAACGTCGCCGCCGATGCCCAAGTGGAACCGGGTGAAATCCAGTACCTTGATGCCCTGATTATAGACAACCAGGTTTCCGTATTCCTTGAAACGGATGTCGCCCTCGGGCAGCTCAAGATCCCAGTTGATCTTTGTTGGATCCTTCTGCAGCTGCAGGTTATTTAGCGTGACAGGTACCCGTGGAAAGCGGATAGCCTGCCGAAGGTTATCGCATGCGCCCCGAAGATCGGTGTGGGACAGTGGCTTGTAGAGCGCTACGCGTATCTCGCAGCCATCGTGATGCGGCAGTCCGCTGCGCAGGACGTAATCCAGTCCGTCCGTGTTGATGTCGATGTCCATCGCGAAGGTACCGGAGCGCCACGCGTTTACGCCGTAGGCAAAGAGCTGGCCGCGCCCCATACGAAAGGCCCCAAACTCCTTCTGCTCCCGATCGTCGTGCGGCTGCCCAAAGACCTCGAAGTAGTGCTCGACGTCTTCTTGCGAGCGAAATCCCTTCCCGTCGTCCCGGATAGTCAGGCTATCCTGATCGAGCAAGATTGTACATTGTGAGGCACCGGCATCGATGGAGTTCATAACGCCCTCGATGATGCCCCTCCACAGGCTGCCGGCCTGGCGCTTGATTACGCTAACCAGCAGCGCGCTGTGTGTCTGAAAACTACGCCGCTCACTCGTCGGTGTCGCCATTATCAGATGTCGGCCGGATTCGAATACGACGGGCTTCCCGAGTGTCGGTGCCTTCGTCTGCGAATACGGACGCTTTCGTGTTGTGTGTATGGAAGTATGGATGTCGATAGATAGTACTGTTTTTGGCCGTGTTTTCGACCTTCACGATCGAGTTCAGCATGATTCGCGGACCCGCAGCTGCCAAAGGCAAATCGCATACGATCAGATGTGGCGTTTTGCCGGCGCTAAGGCGTACAAATCCCTCTGCAGTATCGCCCCAGGAGCGGCCGGTACGTACCTGTCCGTAGTGAAAACGATAGTGCTGTGTAGGCGTGTTGCGCCGTATGCAGCGCACGCGCCCCTCAAAGAAGCGGATAAGCACAAGCGGCGTATCATCGAAGTACAGCTCAGGATGGTAGATGGCCGCTTTAGGTCGAGAAATCGTAGATTGAGACATCGTCTGGTATCCCAGGATAACGCCGTTGAAGCTTCGTCACCGCACGCCCGTACGTGTCTACAACGTCAAGTCGTGCCTGACGTGCGACCTCGTCGACCAGGACGTTCAGATTGACCCGATCGCGCGCAACGAAATGAAAGCTGAGTACGAAACCGCGCTTCTGGTACTCGTTGAATGCGGACCAGAGTTCGCGATGGGACCGTCGTGATGCTGGATGGTTACCAGCTGTTGCGATGATCTCTGAATCGGTGATGAGATGCGCCTGCATCTGACGGCCTGCCTGCTGGGCTTCCAGCCGTCGATTGCGTCCTGGTCCGTCTTTACCGGTATACCAGGACAACGCATGCAGATACGGGAAGAGCTCACCCAGTGTGATCGTCCCTGTGTTCATGGCGCCAAAGAAGAGCTTACGTGCGCCGCTCATCCTGTCGATGAGTACCGAGGCCCAGCCTGCTCCTTGCTTCCAGCCCGTGCCGGAGCCGTCCCCTATGATGATTACGTCCCAGTCAGTGATCTTGAGATGAGTCAGGAGGTCCGCCAAACGCGGAATCCCTGGTAGCTGCACCTTCCGCTTGCCCGGCACCTTGCGGCGCGGCTTCGGCGGACTGTTGCTTGAGGGCATCTATTTCCTTCTGCAGCGTATCACGTGTCTGCGCTGCCAATGCGAAGTGGGCTGCCATGCCTTCTGTGTGCGTCTGTAGCAGACGCACGGACTGCAAGCACATGCGACCGAGCAAGTCCGGATCGTGGGGATTGCCTAGCACCAAACACTGGGGCAGGGGGTCACCAACGGACGGATTATAGGTCAATGCGATCGCAACACCATCCAGCTCTGGCACATCGTCGAGCAGCGTGCGGACAGCCTCTGTGAGGCGCTCAGCAACCTGCTCATTGAATCGTTTACGTTCAGCCATACTTGTTCCTGTGAACAAAATTGACTAGCTATTTTCAGGATCGTCCTCGAGCCCCCAGCGGTCAGTATAGAGACCAATGAGGATGGACAAACGAGTAGCCGCCAGAGAGTAGATCGGCACCTTGACGATCATACTCCATGGCGGCATCAGCCAAAGGCTGGGTAGATAGAGGAGCACTATGAGCCAGAACGCGACATGATATGAGAGACACAACCGGCAACTAGCAAGCTGGGCGACTATGGCGGGCGCCCGCACACTGAGCCAATCACGCGTGTCCTCAAACAGGCCGTCGGGATGGAGCCACGCATTTACGATAGCCCCGGTTGCAGCAACGATAGCTACAAAATCCAGCCAGCACATAGCTACTTATCCTATCATGGTGTGTGTTTCACTGCGTTGTGAAACCCTTCATGACGCAGTACGCCACGTAGATTGCACCACCCATACAAACAAGCGGTATCAAGGCCGGGAGCCCCTCACAGAGGCTCGCACAGCCGATGCCAACCGCTCCAAATAGGATGGCGGTAGTTAGCCAGCTCTTGAACACGTTAGTCTTCCGGTCCAATGTGCCACGGGTCGTTCACGTCACCTTCATCGACGCCAGTAGAGGGACGGTCAGGTGCCGGGAAGCCATCGCGTAGCGTGCCCGGGAGCGGCAATGGCCGATCCAACGGATACGCATGCATCAGACTATCACCGGGGACCATGGTCGGTACTGGGCGACGGAACGTCGGCCGCAGTCCTGCCCTCTCCAAGAACAACCGCGCATTTCTGGTTACTGCCATAGCGGCTCCAGGCCGAGAGTATGAGGCTTCACATTTCAGTAAGCCAGTGCTATCATATCACAGATAGCGGATCACCATCAAGATTAGCCTAGCGGGGCAGATGGTGATGATTTGTCGTAAAGTCAGGACGAACACGGGGTCAACATGGACCAGCTGCTCTTCGACGAACCGCATGCGCTAGAGCAAGCGCACCAGCAAATACGGCCACTTCTCGCGGCAAAAGACGCAGATGACGTGTCTGCTGGCGACCGCATAGCCGGCCTCACCTCCATGATGGAGAGCGGGCGCATGGATACGCTGGCGCAGGCATTGCCGCTGCTGCTGAACCTCAAAGGTGAGCCATATTCGCTGATAAATCACTTCCCGTTCGAAGAGATTTTCAGGTTCCGCATGCCGTCATCGCTGACATACAAGACCGGACGCCAGGTCTCCAAGTCGACGTCACTAGCCGCGCACGGCATCGCCACGTCGATATCCATCCCAGATCTTACTACGCTGTATGTGATGCCGCTGTTCGAGCAAGTGCGCCGCTTCAGCTCAATGTTCGTGGCACCGTTCATTGACCAGAGCCCGGTACGGCATCTGTGGTCCGGAACCGACACGGTGAACAGCGTACTGCATCGTAGCTTCCGCAACCGCTCGAAGATGCTCTTCTCCTTCGCCTTCCTCAATGCGGATCGTGTCCGCGGTATTTCCGCAGACAAGGTCGCCATTGATGAAGTCCAGGATATGAATCGCGAGCACCTGCCGATCATCCGTGAGACGATGTCGGCCTCCAAGTGGGCGCTACGGCAGTTCACTGGCACACCCAAGACGCTGGACAATACGCTCGAGGCGCTGTGGACAGAGTCATCGCAGGCAGAGTGGTTTATCCCGTGTATGCACTGCACCACGCATGGCAGCCCAACATGGAACATCCCGACTATGGAGTTCCATCTTGAGAAGATCATCGGACCGTACCACAGCGGGATCAGCGAGGAACACCCCGCGACGATCTGCTTCAAGTGCGGTAAGCCGATATCGCCGCGGATGGGGCGCTGGGTGCACCGCTACCCAAAACGCGTGTGGGGGTCAGCTGGCTATCACGTGCCGCAGATTATCATGCCGCTGCACTACGCGAAGCCAGACAAGTGGGCCGAGCTGCTGGCCAAGATGGCCGGTAAAGGTAACACGCCGCTGAATGTTTTCTATAACGAAGTGTTGGGCGAATCGTACGATACAGCTGCCAAGATCGTCACGCTGACGGAAATCGAAGCAGTGTCGAACCTAGGCCCCAACGACTTCTCAGTGGCCAAAGGCAAGTGTGGTAAGTACCAGATGCGCGTGCTGGGTGTAGACTGGGGTGGCGGTGGCGAGAAGAAGCTGAGCTTCACGACAGTGGCACTACTTGGCGTCAAACACGACGGCAAGATCGACGTGTTGTGGGGCAAGCGGCTACTCACGCCGCATGACCATCTACGCGAGGCGCGCGAGATCAAGCAGTACTGGGACGCCTTCCGCCCGACCATGATCTGCCATGACTACACGGGTGCCGGCTCACTTCGTGAGACGTTCCTGATTCAGTCCGGCGTACCTAGCCGCTGCGTAATGCCATGTATGTACGTACGCTCGGCCAAGCAGCAGCCGTGCTACCATGTGGCTCCAACAGTAGATCATCCGCGCTCGCACTACCGCGTGGACAAGAGCCGCTCGTTATTGCTGACATGCGCAATGATCAAGTGTAAGCAGCTGCGGTTCTTTGACTCCGACTACAGCAGCCAGGAAGACCCCGGACTGATCCGTGACTTCCTGGCGCTCGTCGAAGACAAGGTGACCACGATGGCTGCTGGCGAGATCTACCGTATTGACCGGCAGGCAGGCTTCACCGACGACTTTGCACAGGCTGTGAACCTGGGCTGCGTCGGTATCTGGTACCGCACCAAGAAATGGCCACGGCTGCACGAGATTGCTGCGATCTCTGATGAGCAGCTACGCGCATCTGTGCCGCTGTCTGACTCCGAATGGGACGACGAGCTCATTCAGTAGTTAGCCGGCTATGAGGTTCCAAGCCGAGGCAAAAAGCACGGCGATGATGCCGGAGCACAGCCCGACAACAAGCCCGCCGGCAATGATGACCATGACGCAACAACCGGTATCAACAGGATCACTCATCGGTTTTCTCCGTGGTTTTTGGTGTCTGACGAGTCGTCTCAAAACGGTATCTCCGGTTCAACGTATGTGTCCACTGTCGCGTCCGTGCTGGGTGTGTCCACAGGAACCGTGGATGGCCCCTTCTCATCCTTGAGGCGGACGCGTCGTGGCTGCCGGGGCGCCTCTTCGCCGCCTTCAAACAGATCCAGCAAATGACAGTTAGCCCATATCGAGTCGACGAAGCAGGCCACTATGCAGGCCCAGCCCCAAACCATGCTTCTTGGCATCACGATTTCCTTTGTGTGTGTGAAATGGCGCTCTCCCGCAGCCACAGAGCCATAGCCCCTATCGCGCTGGTTTGGACATAGCGCGTATATTAGCGAGGAGCGGGTTCCTGCTTGTGGTCATAGCGAACGCCAAAGCTTGACACAAGAGACAGGGCCGCCGGATGGATTTGCACCATCTACTGGTCAATTACAAATCGACTCCCTCACTAAGTCGGGCTCGGCGGCTAGTAACTTTTGCCAGCAGCGTACCGCTGACGGCGGCTGTGCCGCCCATTGCCGCGATTCCTGCCTTTATAGGTTGGCAGCAACGCGTCGCAGTTGTTACAGATTAGTCGTAAGTTGCTGAGTGACGAATTGTTTGCACGCCCGTCGATATGGTCCAATACGAGCGGTATAGGCTTGCCCTGCCATTGCTTCCGTCTGCACAGCATGCATTGCCGTCTACACTACACCCGCACACTCATTACACAGTAACCTTTGCGGGGTACTCGGTCCAGGCCTGCTTCCGTATCTCGAGCTCTGCCACAACAGCCGCCGATGTACTGAACACGTCGCGGAAGCATACCAACTCATGCCGCAGTCCGGCATACCGTTCCACGGTTATTCTAAGACCGTGCTCGGTAATCGCGTGCGCACAGCGCTCGACAACCCGGCCGGTCTCTATCGTCCAGAACTTGTACGGTAGGCTGGAGATGACATGTTTGTCCGCGGTCTTGAACGGAAATGTGGCACGCAGCGTACTGATCTCTTCTTCTGCGGCCTCTATCCACTCCTCCGCCACGGCGATTGCTTTTAGCGCCGTGTCTGACTTGATAGAGAGCGTGAGCAGCGCCGCAATATCCGTGCCGGTCATTAGAACCTTGCTCATTCTTTCTCCTTGTCACTGAGTTCCTGTTGCAGCTTGACGCGACGCAAGAGCTTTATTCGAGCGGAACGGGTAGGATTTGAACCTACGTGACTTTCGTCAACTTGTTTTCAAGACAAGGGCCTTTAGCCAGACTCGGCCACCGTTCCGTCGGCGTGTCGATCAGTGAGTAATCTCGAACCCGACCGACACGCCTTTTGTTGGCGTGCGAAGTTCTCGGCATCCGTTGTTGGCGTCACGGATGAACGACGCCTATGGTTGCTTCGCACGCCAGTAGGCGAGGAGGGACTTGAACCCACGACCGTCCGGATGTAAGCCGGAAGCTCTGCCAGCTGAGCTACTCGCCTATCCTAGAGTGGTACGGGGTGGAGTTGAACCGCCGACACCTGGATTTTCAATCCAGTGCTCTACCTGCTGAGCTACCGCACCTTTTCATCCACGACATAGCCGTGGTGCTCTAGCACTTCTTTACACAGCTGCAAGAATGCGTCGACAGACATGTCTGCTTTGGCCTTGTTTGCTGCGCTGCAAGCGATACCGAGATTATCTGCCTCACAGCTACCGCCATCCGCTCGCGGTACGATGTGGTCAAAATGGTACGTTTTTGGTTGCGACAGGTCGATAGGGCGTCCGGTCAAATAACAGGTAGTCGTCTCCCCGTATTTTTCACGAACAGTGGCTGCTGTGAGCGTATAGCTGCCGCGCTTACCGTAGCGATTACCGTTGACACGTTTACGTTGAAAGTCCCTACGCTTGTTATGCAGGCGTTGGCTGTCAGTTGTTTTGGCTTCGGGTACATGCTGACGCTTTGCGGGTCGGTTCTTGAAGTTGTCGCACTTCTTGAGCAGGACGTCATTACGGCGGTAATGCTGCTGGCGGCGCTGCGCTTTGGCTTTCTGTCCCTTGCCGCAATGATATGCAACTGTGCCTTTAGAGCATCCGAGCTCTGCGGTGATGCGGTTATAGGACCACCCCTTTGCGCGCAGCGCTAGTATCTGTTCTTGCATACTTTGCTCCTTACCCCAAGCATAGCATGTTTAGGGTACGAAGAAAAGAGCAAGAAATTAAGCGAGCCATAGAGGAGTCGAACCCCTTCTTGCAGATCCGTAATCTGCCGTGCGATCCATCACACTCATAGCCCACAACCCGGCCAAGACTTGAACTTGGAACCTCAGGGACCAAAACCCTGCGCTCTGCCAATTGAGCTACCGGGTACCGTTGTTCATACAGGCCCGTTGGGCAACTTGAAGATTGCCAGCGCTGTGCCGATAACACCCGAAAGGACTACGGCCCATCCAGCCGCTCCGTAAGCAACGCACTGGATAAAACTCTCTTCGGTATTCGGGTTCACCCAGCCGACGAACCCGCACAGCAGCGATAACACCAGTACCACCAGGATACCGATGACGCCGCCAGCGAAGCCGACTAGCGCCGTAATGGCGCGGTCTGTCCATACGCTGTTCATCGCATCTCCGTACTGTGGCCAAGTCGCCACGCTTCGTACCCGGGGTGCTTGTAGCTCCGGTTTCTGTTGGCCATGTACCTGTCCAAGCTGCTCGCCTGGCAGGACGCCACCTTGACGCTACCAGGCGTAGCGTTGCCGCCCGGGCCCAGGCCCCTGTTTCTGCGCTTCCACTCGTGCTTGTAGGCCTTCCTGGCCTTCTCCTTGTCAGCTTTCGTCTGCTGCAATGCCACGGTCGCTCTCCTTTTTTAGCTCTGGAAGGGTGAGCATGGCTACGTTCAGCCGTTGCTCTGTTTCTCTCCGGACGTTCGCCGCGGTCTCCGGCGTAGGGTCATCAAACATGTCCCTGAGGTGGGCGGCACGTTCCCGTCGATACAACGCCTGTAGCGCTGTGATCTGGCTCTGATGCTTGCGGTTGTCTGCCTCGTAGTTGGCACGCAAGGTCTCGAGAGCAGCGGTAAGCCGTGCAACCTCGCAGGTTTGCTTGACTAGCGCTTCGCGGCGACGACGGTTAGCGATTGCCTGCTTTATGGCGAAAAGCATTGCTTGTCCATCTCCTTGGCCTGGCGCTCAATATCGTCGTTGTGCGCGCGTCGCCGCCGCCTGAGCAGTTCAGCCGTGTATCGACCACACTCGCACCTGCACATGTGCGCCATTACGACGGGATCCAAATTGTACCGCCAGTTGAACTCGTCTTTGGGCTGCCGCAAGAACTGCCACCAGACCCAGATCCGCATCCATAGCGGCGTCCGCTTGTTCCAGATGCGTGTCATTCATCGGCCTCCCCGGCAGATTGGTGCGCCGCGGCCCAAGCTTGCTCCTGCTCCGCCAGCTGCTGCTCCAGCTGTCGCTCCAGCTGTTCGATCCTGCGATCCTTGGCTGCAAGCAGCTCATTGGCCTCATTGGCGATGTCTCGTGCGGGATTCGGGATCTTTACGAGCTCCAGCAGCCGATTGAACTGGGCCGTCATCGCGCGAATACGCGCATCTGTTGCCGCCTGATGGGCAAGCAGCGCGCCGCGCTCTGCGTCCCAAGTCTTGGGCGTATCCGTATCGGGTGCAACTGCTACCTGCGCACGCACGGCTTCGAGCGTTACCCCGAGGCCCGTCAGCACCTGGGCCGCGACGCCTTCCTGCTCGCGCAGCAGGCCGATCAGGACCTGCTCGGTGCTCACGTAGTTGAACTCGGTAACTCGGGCCTCCCCTTGCGCGTACTCGATGACCCTTTTAGCCCTGGGCGTTTGCGGTAGCTTGCCCACGGTGCCCATGTCGGGCCCGCTATGCATAAGCTTCTCTACCTCGAGCCGGACTTTCCGCGGATCGACGTCGAGGTTCTTCAGTATGTTGACTGCGACCTCGCCGTCCCCTTTGACCAGCCCAAGCAGGATGTGCTCGGTGCCGATGTATTCGTGATTGAACCGCTGCGCCTCTTTGTTGGCCCGCTGGAACAACCTCCTCGCATCATCTGTGAACCGCTCGTACATGAGCATCTCCTTTAGTCATTCAAGTAGGTAAGTGGCGCTCTCAGCCCTCTCTGGTACACACCGCCGCTCCTCAACGCCATCGTCCAGCCCAAGCGGCCCCGTGATCTGGATTCCCAATAGTCCGGGTAGGATTCGAACCTACAACCGCCCGGTTTTGAGCCGGGCCGCTCTGCCAATTGGACGCACCGGACCGTAGTGGCCCAGGTGGGATTCGAACCCACAGCATCCCGGATTTTAAGTCCAGGTGGTCTGCCACTTGCCTACTGGGCATCGAGTAGGCCGAACAGGAGTCGAACCCGCACTGGCTAGGCCCTCGACCTAGCGCCTCTGCCAATTGGGCTATCGGCCCCAATGGGAAATGGAGGAGTCGCACCTCTTGGTGACCGCCCGACATAATGCCAACAGATTTACAGTCTGCCGTCGGGAACATCGCCCTGCTGAATGGCTCAGGTGAGATTCGAACTCACAGCATCCCTGGTTCTAAGCCAAGGTGGTCTGCCAGTTGCCTACCGAGCCGGCTTCTGCCGGTTCTACGCTGCAGTCAGCTCTCAGATGGCCACGGGTGTACCGTCCGGGCCTTCGAGCTGTATCATTGTAGGGCATCGTTTCGGGATTACAAAGGCCGCAAAGCGAAAACCCTTGCCTTCGGTTGGGCGCTCATGCAGCGCTGTGGCGAAGCTCATGTTGTCGACACCGAGGGGCATTGCTGGCCCCCAGTAGACAGCATCAAGGTGGTTGGTGTAATGCCCGCCGCTTTTCTTGCAGCTACATGTCCGTGTCTCGCTTCGCAGCTTGACAATGTCGCCGCAGGCATCACAAAAGAGCAATTTCAAGTGCTGGTTCCTTGCTGCTGTCGTTGATGGTGGGCCTCGACCTCGGCAATGCGTACCTTGCGGCAAGCAGGGCAAAGCGATTTAAGCCATCGCGGCCCGCATGCCTTGACGTCATCAGCACTGCCGCAGACCTCGCAAACCTTGTATGCTTGCGCCTCGGCCGCCGATATTAGATCGTGGACTGCTGAGCTAGCGGCGCCAACGTAGAAGCGCAGGCCGCCGAACTTCTCCTTAATCTGGAAGATCGCGACGTCCTCGCTGTTAGGCTGCGCCGTAATGTCGGCGCACAGCTTGTCGAGCAGGTCGTACCACCCGTCGCCGCAACCAACTCCGTCCACCATACGCGTTTGTTGCGTATCGCCGTGGCGGTCGCGGAAGAGCCCCGGGTACTTAGTGAACAGTTGCTGCTCCAGTTCCTCTCTCATCTCGAATCCTCACTCTCCTTAGGTTACGTAAAGGCGGTGATGCCTGCGACACACGGTTGAAGTGGCCCGCAGACCAGCGATTGCACCACTTAATCAGGTACGGCGCGCTGAGTTTGATGTCTGGATGTTCGTGGTCATGGCCTTTGCTCAGGTCAATGGCTTTGAGCGAGATCATGTCCACATGGACCGGTAAATGGCAACAAGCCTGTGCATGTGTCGCTTCAGCGAGTTCTCCACGGCTATGTCATAGAAGCTGTACCACTCTGACAGCTCCTTAGCGCGCTGCGCGTCTTCGGGTATGCCATACGTCGGTTTCCACTGGCATATCCCGGGCCTATCGGGTATGTCCTGAAAGTGGCTAATCAGGTCGAGCTTCTCTCGTTCTTCGTGGATGTACTCAGCGAGCTCCTCGTACCTCTTGTTGTACTTCTTGTGCCACCAGTCATAGAGCTCCTGCATCTCGTCGCGGACGTACTTCTCTTCGCCGGCCACAGTGATCATGTGCGCATTCTCGCCGTACCACTCTACGTGGCCATCAGGGCCGCACTCTCCTTCGATGAACTGCGACAGTATCTCGAACATCATGTGTGGCAAGATGACGCAGCGGTCATGCCAGGTGTGCGACAGGTACCGTGGCTTGATCGTGGTGTGGCGCTTCCATGCCCAGCACTTGAAGCTGTACCACAGGTTTGCCGGGTGATACCATGGCCGGCAGATACGCTTGAAGCCCTTCCAGAATCCGTCAGCAATCACTACGTCCATGGTTTACTCCTCTTTGGGTAGGGGCGCATTCTCCCAGCCATTAACATGGCACATCTGAGCAGCTGCACAGTATAGGCATCGGCGGCGGGGTGGCAGTGATCCAAGGATCTTCACCCATTCGTGAAAACCCAGGCGGCACAGCACCCACTGAATAGCAGCACCAATATGGTTAGTCATCTGTGTTTGGTGGGCGGCTTCCGGAAACTCCACTTCGGGTCGAAGCCCTTGGCCTCAACGTCAGATCCTGCCCCGCCGACGCGATTACGTCGTAGTAGTCCTTGAAGTCGCTGATGATCTGCATGCTTTCCTCGCAGGTTAGGCTTTGCCGGCGTTTTCGAGCACCTCAGTGAGGGTTTGTGCGTTTAGTGAGTAGATAATTGCTGCATGTACCCGCTTGCAGTAGGCCTCCGAGCCTGCCGCCAAAATGATTTGGCAATCGTCTACGCTGCGGAACCAGGCGCGGATGATCCACAGATCTGGGTCATTAACCGACAGGCCAGGCGGCATGTTGTCTACATCATGCGGCGCCTTGTTTGCCGTATCGTACGCGTCGATAGTGATCAGATCGAAGCCATTGAGATCAGTCAGTGTGTCACCCTCAAGGGCGATCCAGTTTGCCATGTGTCTCTCCTTTTTGTAGTGATTGTAAAGTCGGGCATGCTGGATTTGAACCAGCGCCTTCCTGCTCCCAGAGCAGGCGGGATACCAGGCTTCCCCAATGCCCGAGAAATACCCGGGGCTCCCCTTCGGTAGGAAGGAGCCCCGGGCCAAACCACGAATGGTCGTAGTTTCGTTGATTTTGTTCAGCTGAACAAGGTTCAGCTAGACTCGCGTCGTCTCCGCAACGTCTTGACCGTTGCCGCGGACACCTGTCAGCGGGTCCAGGAGCCGAGCTGCGATGCTTGGCACCATCTCCTTGAGCGTGTCGAAGACGTTGTCGTCGACGCCAAGGATCTTCAGAGGCGTGGCGTGGTAGTGCGCTACTAGCTGAACAGGGCCTCAAAGGCCTCAACGGCTGCAGGCTGCGGTCCGCGCGACACAGTGCCGCGTGGGCGCGAAATTGCGCGACGATTCCGTCGTGCTGGTCGCCGAGTAGGACCAACGCTCCGGAAGGTTTGTCGTGCGACCCAGCAATCTTCACAAAGGTCGCCGTACGGGCCAGTAGGCTGGCCACACTTACATGGCATCAGAAGTCTTCGGTCCTCTCTGGGTTGTAGAAAAAGGCGCTGCTTGGATGCGCGCCCTGGGCTGTACTAACCCTCTGGGCATCCATGAACACTTTCGACACACGGCCAGCCGACGATGTTGCCCCATAGGTGTTCAGAACCGGACTGAATCAACGGGTTCGGATCGGACTGGCCTTCCCCTACTATGCGTGATTCCTGTCGGATTGCCTTTCGGCCAGCGTCTGTAGAAAGAAGCGTCGGCTTGGCCCTCGGGGTCCTCAGAAAGGCCCTCTCTCCAAGCACAGATGCTTCGGGTTGCGCCGACTGTCGCAGAGCCCTTACATCCGTTTTTAAGCCGCTCGCGAACATAGTCCCGCTACCGTCGGCGATAGGGACGAGTTCTGTTCGCTTGAGCTCACTTGCCAGTAGACACGACACTTTACGTACGAAAGAGTGGAGCATACGTGTTTTGGCAAGAACACGTATGCTCGTATATACTGTAGAGGGAGTAGTGTCTCAAAAATCGGTTCGGCTTGCACAAGCGCCGGTGGCGCTTGGCCGGGATTCGAACCCGTTACAGACCTCCATGCCTTCTCGTTTAGTCAAAGGTCACCGATAAGTGCCCCTGCCGGGTTCGAACCGGCGTCTCCGGGTGTCCGCCCGGTGTCCTGCCCATTGGACGATTAAGGGACTGGAGTCCGCCCCACGCTAACCTAGTGGAGCGGACTGGTTTCGATACTAGCACTGATGCGTGCCACATCCTGTATCCGTTTAAGCCGTGGTTTTAGTCTGTCAAACAGATTGTATTACCGTTATACGACCCGGGCTTGTGGGTTGGTTAGCGAGTGCCCGGGGGAGAGAATCGAACTCCCATCCATGTGTTGTCATGGCACGGCGCTTGATGATGTGGCTGACTGTATCGGGGTTGTCAGCTTGGAGCGAGAATCTGGGTCTGATGGGCAATGCCTTGCCTCGACCACTGGGCTAGCCGGTGTGATTGTGACCTGACATCCTCATGGAACGTCAGGGAGTATGTTAGTCACCGGCCCTGGGACTCGAACCCAGGCTCAAAGGCATGCGCCTCTTAGCCTCAATCTCAGTCTAAGCTTCGAAAAGCCATCAGCCTTCCGGCTGTGGCGTTGCTCCTTCGCAAATGAAGTCGAAGATCGGCTTGCCGACCTTGTACGACGTAACTTCCATTTCGTTGGCCTTCTGTCGGGCGAACTTGACTGCGTCGTGCAGCTTCGTCACCCGCTCGACCATTTCACTGCGCTTCTGCGCCTGCATTGCGCCGGACAGGTGGACGGTGTGCCACCAACCGACGATCTCGTCCTCGTGGAACTCGTTGACCTGGGCCGGATGATGCTCCGTAGCCTCGGACAATACGTGCGCCTTCGGGACGCGCTTGGTTTTGCTTGTCTCCTCCGTCTTCGACTTGAAGCAGCCGTGCTCGGTGCTCCATACCCACTCCTTCTCCGGCGGCAGAAGCGGTAGCTTCGAGATGAACGTCCGGATGTCTTCCAACTGCTTGTCCAGGAAGAGCAGATTGGTAACCGGAACGTCGCGCAGGATGACCTTGCCGTTGACGACAACATGGGCCGTCGCAGTGCAGTTGTTATAGTCTTGTGTGGCGACCGTGTCAAACAGGTCTGTCATGGCATCCGCCACCTGCTTGACCGCATGTGCGACCTGCATCTGCACGCCACGGGACTCCGGCGGAAGATCTACGCCCTCGTCATCGATGGGCCTGTACTCGCGGGTGATGCCTGAGAACAGGGTGTCCTTCTGGATCCTGTGGTACACCTCGGTGATCTTCGCCTGGGTGCGTTTCTTCTTGCCGTTCGTTACGGCGACAATCTGACTCAACTTTGTGGGCATTGTGGCCCTCCTACTGCTGCTGCTCAACTTCTGGGTTGGCCGACTCTTGGCCTACTGTAACCTCGGTGGTGTTTCCCCGAGTGTCGCTGCGTACTCGCAGGTTGTCAATGGCTTCGGCTGCCGCGTAGTAGTGCCCCATAGCGAAGCCAGCCATCGCGCTGGCGTAGCTATTGATACGGCGCATACCGCCCGACCAGGTCTCAAAGTCATCAAGTTGGTAGTCTTCTGCTGGCGGTTCTCGCCAAAGACGTGACAGGGTCCAGCGGATAACCGCGTACACCCGCCATAGCCACCATTTCGGTTGGTACCGCAGTTGCCGCCATGCCTTGATGTACCATGGCTGGAACTGGTGCCACAGTCAAACACCCACATTTGCTGGGCGAAACGTAAACAGCCCGCTCAGGACTTGAACCTGAAACACCATGCTCCAGAGGCATGCGCTCTGCCGATTGAGCTAGCGGGCGATGCTATAACGCCGTCCGAAGTCGGAATTGGCTTCGGGGCCTTGTATGCCCCTACGCCAATCACCCCTCGGCCATCCGGTTGCGACCCCTCCGCGCTCGCCATAAGCCGACGTTACAGGAGGACAATTCTAACCATAGCATGTTTTAAGTGGTTACTGGTTGTCCCTGGCTCCCCGGCACTGTGTGCCGGCGGTGTGTGTGTATGTGACCCGTGGGGGATTTGAACCCCGCGTTGCCGGCGTGAAAGGCCGGTGTCCTAGACCGACTAGACGAACGGGCCAGGCAAGACGGCAAGGAGTCGAACCTCATCTTTGCAGTTTGGAACCGCAAGCCGCTCCCAGGCGGACCGCCTTTTCTTTACATCAAGGTCTTGAAATGATTGAACAGCACCAGCCGCGGCGCCGGTGGCAGGGCCACGGATACGGCTTTCGGCCTACGATTACGGTCATGATCTACTGCAGGCCCCGCATATGGAGCAGAGCAGCGGCCAGTTGCTTTCTTTGCCCTGCGGCCAGTCACGGAACATCCAGCGGTGTTGGCAATGGTCCTGCGTACGACGCGACAACACCACAACGCCCACGATCCCGCACGCACCGCGGTAGAATCGATGCACTACTTTTCTCATCACTGTACTCCTTTCAGCGCCCCCAGGAGAATTGAACTCCTGCCTCCGCGTCGACAGCGCGGCGCCCTACCATTAGGCTAGGGGGCCGACTCGAACACGCCTTGACGTTCGAGTCTGTCCGTACGTTCCTAGCGCCGCTTCTCTTTCTGCTTGGCCTTGGCGTCCTTCTTCGCGTCCTTCGCGGACACCTTTGGCTTCTTGGGAGCGGCCTTGATGACGTCTTTGCCGCAGGAGGTACATCGTTCCCCGCCTACGGTCCCCACGCGTGTTCTGTTCACCACACGCATGCCAGGACCGTATCTGTCATCCTGCCACGCATTACGGCAAACGCATTTCGTAATCGGCATCCGGGTCTCCTTTGTTGTGATTGTTAAGAGCGGATCGGGTTTGCACCGATACTTGTGGACGTACGAGAGTAGTCTCGTGGCGCTCCATACCCACGCTGCTGGCTCCTACGGCGCGTTATCATAGGCCTACATATGGCCCACACTTGCCGGGCTTGCCACCGCTCTGAGGTCGGACGAGAAGGAGTTGAACCTCCGACTTCATCCTTATCAGGGATGCGCTCTACCAACTGAGCTATCGTCCGCAGGCAGCAAGCAGCCGGCTCGACCAGCTGCTTGCCGCCATCAAAGATGTCAAAACACGAAGTTGCCTCAAAAAGTTGGCAGGCGGCCCGAGCACATCGAGCCGCCTGCCGGGTCCTCCAACCCTAGGAGAAATTCTAGCGGCCGCGCCCGCCTGCAGCTGCGCGTGCCTGTGTTTCAACAGCGGCCTGGAGCGTAGACAGTGCCTGACGGTTCGAGGAAGCCTCGACTGCCGCCGTAGCGACGTCCTTTGCGTCCTTCTGTGCTGTTGCCAGCTGATCCGCGAGCATTTCGATACGTGTCTGGAGCGATTGGACGTCGCCCGTCAGGTTCGTAATCGTTGCGGCTGCCAGCTGTGCTGCGGACTCGGCGTCCTTCTTCAGCAGCGCGCGCTCATGGCCAAATCCAGCCGTAAGCGTCTTGGTGGCCGCGTCCGTGGCCTCTTTTGCGGCTGTGGCGACCAGGTCCTCGATGCCGTCGACCTTGGTTTGCAGCTCTTCGGCTTTCTCTTCGCGCTCGGCGACGACGGCAACACGCGCGGCCAGATCCCTGTTGACGTCTTCCGTCCTGACTGCCTCTGCGCGTTGTGCCGTCGTGCGCGCGTCGTCAGCTTCTGCTGCAATGCGTTCTAGCCTACGGCCCTGCGCATATGCATGCTCTTCGCCGCGACGCTGCCACTCCTGGTCCTGCTCGGACCGGCGCAACGCAAACGCCTTGTCGGTGGCGGCCGCTGTCTCCGCAGCGCGCTCCTCCTCCTCTTCGATCTGCTGCTTGATGTTGGCAAGCGTGTCAGCATCCATCTCGATCGAGTGGATCTCTTTTAGCTCATCCTTGCGGGCGGAGATCGCTGTCTCCAGCTGGGTGAGCTCTTCGATCTTGGTGGCCATGGACACGCCAACGCCGGCTAGCGTGCCCTGCACGCTTACCTGTAGGTCGTTGAGCTGATCGAGTGTCTTCTTAACGTCGGCTTCCGACGTAGCAGCGAGCGCCGCTGCTGTTTCCACTGTTGTGCGCTTTTTGGCTCGTGCCATCTCTGGAATCTACTCCTTTGGTGCACAATGAAAAACGGGCGACCAACACGGTCGCCCTGAAAGTGGCGCGGGGCAGACTCGAACTGCCGACTGCGTGGTTATGAGCCACGTGAGCTACCAACTGCTCTACCGCGCTACGTTCACTCCTATTCTGGATGGTGCATGATAGTGTGGCAGTTCATGCATAGGATATCACACTTATCGACCTCAGCTTGAAGCATGGCCAGGCTGAAAGACCTGTTGGTCATCTGCTCGACGTTAGCCGTCTTCTCAGCAGGGACTCTGTGATGATAACACAGCGCCCGCCAGTCGTCAAAGCCACAGAGCTTACAGGCCTTGCCTTGTTTATGCTCACGTATGAACGTGCGATTGCGCGCACAACAGCCGAGAGATTGCTGGTTTCTGGGGCAAAATCTACCCCTATCTACATGCAAGAGCTATTGACAGCAGAACGGTGGGTCGCAACACTTACGGGGTAAAACTGAATATCTGTGTCCCATGCGATCAATTTCTCATCTGCGAGTCGCACAAAGCAGGGGAGGCAGACGACGCGGTTGCGGTACTCGCTGGGCACAACCGCAGCCCATACGTCATCAGGCACGTCAAACCCAACAGGGTTTGGGTGATAGCAGAGCTTGCAGATTTCTCGTGACAACCCCCCGTAGGGTTGCCTAACACCTAGTTCCTGATCGAAGGAGGCTGACATGACGTACCGTCGAAAACGTGGAAGCGACACATGGCACTGGTGCAAGAATTGCTCCAACTGGCCGACATCCGATTACGAAGGGAGTGCACGTGTACTTGCGAGGTACGTCTCTTTGTTTGCCTGGTAGTGCTTAGCGGCGTAGGCTTTCGGATCGCTGGCTGGCATGCGATACCTTGGTTAGAGTCACATGCAGTGACTCTAACCTACCAGCAACGAACTTGCAACCCCACATCATGTGCGCCGTAAGCGCGGGTCGAACGTGCTAGAAGTACCAAGATACTGTGTTCCGTACGCCTGGTCAACTAGAAACGGCTTTTCTGCGTCCGACATCCCGAAATCTGCTTCGGGAACATCCTTCGCCTCCAGCTCAACTATTGCCAGATCGTCACTGTGGACCGCGTCTGCCAGCGCCCTGAACTCCGCGGGCTCCAGGCTGCAATCGATGTGATGGACGAATGAGTGGCGGGACAGGCAGAAATGCCGCTCGACCATCTCAGCGCCCAGCTGTGCAGCCATGATTGATGACTTGATGCCCATCTCGTGCCCTGAGTAGCCAATACGGATCCTATCTGACCCGAATAACCGCTTCAGCGTAGGGATGTTCTCCAGCCGAAGATAGAGGTCCGGGCACGGGTACACAGCGACACAGTGCAGGATCCAGAGCTTCTTGTGCTCCTCGAATATCGCGATCACCTGCTCGATCTCAGGCAGCGTGCAGCCAGCAACTGACAGCACGACCTCCCATGATACCGGCGTCTCTGCCGCAATCTGTCGCAGGACTTCTGGCTTATGCGCGTTCGTGGATGAGACCTTGATGCGCCGCCGTACTGAGTTTCCACGCAGGAATGCCATACTATCTGCAGTCTGCGCGGTAGCATACCACGGGATGTCCGCATAGCGGCACTCTGCGCTGAAGCGGTGCCAGTCACCATCATCGAGCTCGAACATGGTCCGATAGTCCCGATAGGTCTTCCCGAACGGGCTGGAATAGGGACTGTTCAGCTTTTCGGGGGTGTAGAACGACTTCACGTGCTTCTTCTGCATCTTGATGGTATCAGCGCCGGCCTGCTTGGCCGCTTTGACCATGCGGAGCAACAGCCCCATATGGCCCATGTGGTTTGTCGTAAACTCGGCTACGAGCTCAACCATTGTCTGCCTCCCGTATCGGAACTACGTCACCGGCTGCAAGCAACGCAGCTGTATGTTGCTGTTCCGCCTTACGCTGTTTCTCGAGCTCTTTGATCCGCGCCTCTTTCTGGCGGATGACTGCTTTGGCCTCTCGTACAGCTGCTGCCGTCTCCCGTTCCTGCTGGCCAAGATAGTAGGCATTACCACCTCCCGTGTCTTGAGTACAGCGCCTCCGGCGTGAGCTCTTCCAGGTCTGCTCGGATCTTGTCTTCGATAACGGCCCGCGCTTCTGCGTGGATACAGATCTGTTCTGCCTTTGCATGCGGGATAACCAGTACGCCATCGTTATCTGCAAAGATGATGTCGTTAGGCTGTGCTCGGACCGTTGGACTGAGCCAAATCGGTTTTTGCCATGCACGAATTTGCCACCGACCGTACGCATCTACCGGCGTTACGCCCAAGCAATAGACGGGAAACTTGATCTGCCGGATCATGCGCGCATCGCGGGTATGGCCACGAATGACAGCACCAACAGCGCCAGCCTTACGTGCTAGCCTAGCCGAAATGTCGCCGTAGTGCGCAACGCTCAGGTCGTCACCGCCGTCGATCACCTGTACGCAGCCGGGCGTCATTTCCTGTAGCATCGTAAGTCGCACACTGTCGTCGAGTAGTTTATCGTCGGCTAGGTGCTGTCCCACACACGTAAACGCAGGGCCAACAAGCGGCCGCGGGGCGTGTCGCCCTAGCGGTTTGATAGTCGTACCCGGCGTGAAATTTCGTAGGTCCATGTCGAAGTACATCGTGTCATAGACCACGCCAGCATACAGCCGGCGCAGACGCTCAACTACTGTCTGCACGTGGGTCTCCTGGTTTCAGTGGAAACGCTGATAGCATTGGGTCAGCGGCAGCTGTAAACGCACCCTCGACACCGACGTCAAAGGCATCTGCATAGCGCTGGAGTAGCTCTGGATCGTCTTCTGTACGCAGACGGCGTACGAGATCCGGCATAGCACACCAGCACAGTTGGGTCGTACATGGCTGCCCAAGCCAACTGCCGTCAAGGATCTTGGCGAACAGCAGCTTCTCTTTCAGCATCATGTGCGGAAACCCAGCGTCAACATACGGGGTCCGCGCATCGTAGTAGTGTGGTTGCTCGGGTACCGTCGAATCGAAGCCAAACAGTTTGAGTACGTCTGGCTTGAAGACCTTCATAGCCATAGCCACGGCAATGAAGCCTGTAGACGGACAAAGCTTGAGTCTGAAGGCTAGCCGCTTCCAGTACTCGTGCGTAAGCCACCGTATCGGCTGCATGTCAGCGAGCTTGTTGAACTCTCGCAGATTCCGCTTGCCGTTTACGGTGTTGTGCATTATCTGCGTCGGGCCGTGCGTGTACCAGTGCTCACAGTAGAGATCAGCAGGCCTGCTGTCCCACCCATAAGGGTCACCAAACCAGGCGACCGCGTGGGTACGCTTACCCGCGTCCTCGGCAGCGTGCGCCCAAAAGGCCTTGATACGGACGACCTTGTCCGCATTGTCGATGCTCTTGCCCTTGCCGGCCGCAGATGGGCCGTTTGCTACAACAGAGACGATCATAGTAGTACCTAGTGCTTGGTTAGTGCATTCTGCCCGCGTGCGATTAGATCGGCAATGTCGAAGTCTTCTTCTGTGTTGATATCGATAGCCTCGAGGGCGTCGACGAAGATCATAGAGACGTTAGGCATCGGTGTGCGGCAGCGTGTGCGCATCAACGCCTCGCTGGTGACTACGTACAGCGCGGTGGTGTCCCAAACCGTCTCAGGTACAGTTTGGCTGTTGGGTAGGGGTTTCAAGTTGTAACACGGCTGGCAGATATCCTGGACGGGGAGGCCCCGACGATGCCAGCGGAGCAGGTGTGCTTTGCATACCAGGAATGCACCGTCATAGTCGTGATAAACGACTTCCTTTATCGCCTTGCTGATCGTCTCCGGACGCACAAACGGACTGGTACAGAGGTACTGCACATAGATCCTTGCCGGTATACGTGACATGGTGTCGAGCAACAGATGGTTGCCGTCCGTGCTGTTTGTGTCCAGCTGCGACGACCGGCGTATGACGTGCGCGCACTCGTCTGTCTCTACGCTTGCGCGGATCTCGGGGCAGTCCGTATCGAGAAACACCTTGTCGATCTCGGGGACGCTCCGCAACTTGTTAAAGGCCCTGGCGGCCAATGGCGGACCCTGTCCGCCGAGTACACGCATGTTCTTTCCAGGCACGCGTGTACTGGTGCCCTTTGCCGGCACGACGCCGACGACCTTAAACTTCTTCATCTGGCTCCTTCTCCGCGGCGTCGGGGACACTTTGTAGGTGGTTGCGTGTTGCCGACAGGATCTGGCGGACATGTGATACCTGTTCAACGGTGACGCGATTGGCTGTCTCAAGCTTAGCGATATGCACCAGCTCTGCGACATCGCTACGTGCGGCGCAGATGAAACTAGCGATATCGCGGTCTACCGGAAAGCGTGGCAGTACCTTTTCCAGCGCATACAGCCGTTTATGCGCCGCCCTACACAGCTTCAGCATATTACGCGCATTCATCGCGAACCCCCAATCACCCGTAGGCGCTGTTGCTGATGGGCCTGGCATAGGTCAACCTGCCGGCTCCACCATGATTCGATAATGAACCACCCTGTCTCGCCATTATACTGGCATTCGCAGTCCAGCGCATTGGCAGCCCGCAGTGCGTCGGTGATACGCCCCGGGTCCGGAAGTGGCAGATAACGCTGCGTGGTAGCACGTGCGAGCATCTCGCGGCCGATGAAGACCCCAGGCGCACGCGTACCGTCATCGACTTTGACGATGGCGGCTGTGCCCGCATCGGCGTCATAGCCCGCTTGCTCCGTACGTAGAACCCCGTCCATTACAAAGCGACATACCAGCGAAACGAAGCGCACCGCCTGGCTGCTTGGATCGTCGGTCTCGTCGTCAATGAGCGTATGTGCGCTCTGGATGAAGTCACTATCTCCGTACGGCGCCATCATGTGCGCCATGTCATCCAATACTCGGTGGCCTTCGCTACCGGCGTCAGACTCCAGCAGCAGCTTGCGTTTGGCCACGCGTTCAAGCCACATCGGTATGACGTGCCTACCGTACAGTTGGACCTCTGGTCCTGGCTCAACTGGGTCAGTGCAGCGGACAAACCGCCACGGATCCAGCATGCCGGCGAGATCTGCCTGATACTTGTCAAGATACGTCATCACGTTGCGCAGGAAGTCGCCGTTAAGCCAGTTACCGAGGATCGTCCTGCTGCATCCGCGTGTAAGTGTCAGGTACAGCGGCCACCGGTGCCGTGTTGTGATTTGTGTGAGCTGGTTAGCGAGGCGCACTCCGTAGCGCCCGCCTGTGCTCATGCCAGAGAGCTCGCAGCAACCAGCAGCCGTGGCGGCGGCGTGCCCAACCATCAACGCGCCGTGACCCACTACCCCGATACCGCGTACTGGTTGGCCCGTAGCTGGCGCAATGATGTTGGCCCCCAGACAGCCCATAGCCGCCCAGAAGATGCGATTGGACGGCGTATCGCGCGTGATCATTGCAATGTCTGCTGGTGGGATACTGGGCGGCGTCAGGTTGCGGCCGGGCGTCCACTCGTCAACGGTATGGGCTGCGGCTTCGCTGACCGAGCCGCCCAGGTGCACAGCGAACTGCGGCAGCAGGAACTGCGAGTCTCGCGGCTTCCAGCCAAAACGGCCGTCCTCATTGATGACCGTTGGTGTATAGAAAGCACGAGCAACGTCCATGAGGTGAACAGTCCAGCCCCGGCGAACAGTCACAAGCTTCTTCGCCTTGGCCAACAGCTTCTTCTTGAGCCACTCACCCGGGTTCTTGTCGACCTTCGACATGGGCTCCGTGAACTCGATTTGCTCCTCTTGGTAGAGTATGCGTCCGTGATAGTAGGCTTCAGCGTTTTCGTCGTCATCGCGGCAGATCACCTTCTCGACGCGGATTACAGCGTCTGAGATGCACTCGCTGGTCTTCTGCAGGAACCAGCCCGCCTCGGACTCAGTGATTCGCTTCCCGCGGACTATGACAGAACTGAGCAGCCGTACGTCGTGCCGATGCCGGTCGAGGAGCTCCCGTACTTGCGGTGCGCAAGTTGCCTTGAAGTACTGCATGCGCCCAGGCGGCATGTTCATCTGCTGCAGCAGCGTCACTGCGGCAGCCTCTGGCAGTACGCGTAGCTGCGTCTCCAGGACCTCTGTCCAGTGCCGTGCGCGTTTCTGGATGTGCCGCAGCCAGAGCTGCATCGGCTGCTGTTGCAAGTCCAGCAAATGCCTGCTGATGTAGATCAGGCCGTCAGCGCGCGCAGCCATGTCAAACAGATCCGGCGACAGCTTTGCTCCCCAGAAGATGAATTTCTTGTCGGGACGTGCGCCCCAGATATCGTGGGATACGAGGCGCCACTCATGGGCGCGGCGTCTGACGCGTGCTGGGTACGTTCCGACAATCGGCAGCGGCAGCTCTGAGTCACGCATGAATCGTGCTTGCATCTTCAACGCCTGCAGCGGATCGTTCATCACGAAGATCGTGTTCTGGAACCACTCAGTGTGTGCTGTTGGCGCATCCATCACGTCGTACATGCAGCAGCCAATTTCTGTTGAGGGGTCTGCTGCTGCCCGTGTGTTCGTGTCTACGACCTTGAAGGCGTAGTCCTTGTCAGGCTTGCCCTTCCGCCCCAAGAACAAGACGCCGGCACATCGCCCCGGGAGATCGTGAAAAGGCACAGAAAGCACGTCGTGCCAAGCCTTACCCGGAAACAGCGTGCCATGTGGAGTGGTCGCGTAGCTCTGTTTCTCCGTGACGGTGGGCGCAAATGTGCGCAGCGCCCGCAACCGCGGCACGCCACCCATAAATCGGCCCATCCGCGACTTCCAGTACTGCCGGTGCTGATCTTTCGGGAGCCCCAGCTGATGCAGGAGCCCGGCGACCTGCAGACCGCTCCCTAGCCGCTTCCGGCCCGCTATCGCCAGCAGGCGGCACCTCTCCTGCATTCCAGGGCACTCGTAGGCGTAAGCCTCGATGGCGTCTAGGGTAAGCGTTGTCCCGGAGAACGGCGCCCCATGGCCCGTTAGCTTGTGAATCGCCTGTGGGAGGTCGCAATCCCAGGTAGCAGCCGCCAGCTCGATCATATCGCCCGCAGAGCGGCAGTCAGGACAGTAGTGCCAGTTTCCGCCGAATTTGGTATCATCATAGATGTGAAGGCGGTGTCCGTGGCACAATGGGCACTGCACCATCAGCGGCATGGAGCCGGTGGTGGCCTTAACCCCAAGCAATGGTAGTACTTGGTGCCAACCGACATATGCGTTGAGTGAACGTCGTTGTTGTCGTTGTCGCATCTAGTCCTCCGGTACAGGAGCCCCAATATGTCCACCGTAATCGATCAGACGGACGACCGCAACGGTCAAGAGCTACACCGTATCGCAGCATTGTACCCGCTGCCTGACTTTGTCAAGAATGCGAACTCCGACGACGTGTGCGGTACTGACGACCTCCCACCGCACCTGTTTGCCGACATAACGCGCCGGCGCTTTCCGATTCACACCGGACCAGCCACGCTGATCTCATCGGTGTTTTTCTATGAGAAGAAGGCCGAAATGCCAAGCGGCCGTGCCCAGCTGCTGGAGCAGAATCTGCTCAAAGCCGCCAAGTACTTCCGCATCGGCGGCTACCTCAAGACGATCCAGGAGAAAGCTGCAGCGCTTCAAACGCCCGAGCCGGTTACGCTGGAAGACGACACGTTCGCTATCGTATTCAAGCACACTGATGGCACAAAGGAACGCCACTACCCGATGCGGAATCCGCGGGAAGTGAAGACCGCAGCGGCCTGGCTTGAGGCCCGCCGCGATCTACTGCCCTTCGAGGATCGCCGGCAGGTCGCCGACAAGATCCTGCAGAAGGCCGCACAACTGGGCGCCGACGTCAGCGCACACCGCGATATGCTGGAGAAAACCGCCGGTATGGGCGGCTGCGCCAGCAAGGACGCCGCAGCGCTGATCCGTACGCGCGTGCGCATCCTGGGCAATACCCTCAAGCCGACGCCGATCCAGCAAGAGCTGGAAAAACTGGCTCGACTGTGTGAGGAGTCCCCAGCTATTGCCGTGCAGCATTTTGCCCCGCTGACGAAGATCGCCAGCATCATCGACCAGTTCGATCGCGAGCACGGCTTGAATCGCCGGTACGACGACACCGTTGAACGCCCGGAGGACGTGCTGTTTGGCGTCACCACGAAGATCGCTGCCGAGGTCTCTGACGAGCTGATCGGCTCGCTGACTGGCAACTACTACAAACGCGCGGACCTGCAAGCGGTGCCGGTCCGTGATCTCGCAGACACGCTTGGCGAGGACTTTGCCGACGCGATCAGCACTGCTGGTGCCTGGGTAGACACCGAGAAGCTGGCCACGATCGTGCCTACGCTGCCCCGGGACGACGCAGAGCAGTTCGACGAGGTCGTTGCTGCTGCTGGCATTCGTCCCTTTGCGCAGAAATCTGCATCCGTAGGTCGTGCAATTCCTGCAGAGGATCACGCAGCCATTGCAGCTGCGCACAATCCTACCCCCGGCGGCCTTTGGGATCGCCTGGGAAAATGAGCGTGAACAGTACGTACATACCGTAGCCAGCAACAAGCACTACGATGCCGAAGGTGAGACCAGACGGATGGTCTTTGGCAGCTAGGAGTAGTTGTGTGATCATGCGTGGCTGCTCTCCTCTGTATCCGCCTCGAAGTCATTGTCATCGTCGGCGAAGTCCCAATCGTCATCGAAGTCGTCATCGAAATCGGCGTCTTCTGCGGCAGTATTGGGCCTAGGCCCATCAGTCAGTGCGGGATCTTCGGGATCCTGCGGTGTCTGCGCTATGCGTAGCATTGGAAGCACGTCATCGCTGAGCGCCGTCGCATCGTTCTCGTCATCCGTGCGTACTGTCATAGATACATCTCCTGGGTAAGGGGGAACGTGTCCACGGGCCCGGGGGCGATATTGCCCCCGGGCTGCGGATCACCGTCGTCAAGAATTGGTGGCTTCGGCGCCGGGTATGGCCGGAACCATGGTCGTAAGCGTTGGATCGGCTGTGACTTCCTGTATCACATGCTGCGGCGCCTGGTGTCCAAGTATGGCATCACCGCGCGCAATCCTGTCCATTGCCGCTTGCACTGTTGCCTTGTCATGTGGTAGCGCAGGCCGCGCAGCAATGCTTGCTGCTACACTTTCGCGGGTCGGCTGGTGTTCCAACGGAAGCGCTGCCTGTAGCGGCACAGCTGGTGCCATCTTGGCAACATGCTGATCGACCGCAGCGATTACCACGTCGTTGACGCGTGACTCGCGGTTGTCGAACCAGATGGCGTTGCGGATGCTGTGAAGCACAGCTGGCTGGCTGTAGTACGGGAAACGTGGGACCCAAAGGCGACGCCTACAGGTCGAACAACGCGTACCGGTTACAGGTAGCTCGTGCGCGCAGCCGCGCCGCTTGCCGCATATGAAATCCCACGGGGGCTCTGCCTTGCGCTGCGTAGCTAACGACGCATTTGGCCGCATGTAGGTCGGGATCGGCAGTTCGTGGAGATCTTCGGCGAAATCGCGTGGGACCTCTACGGCTGTGCGGAGTGCACGCGCCTGACCGATGTATCTGTTCCACCGATCCATCTCGTTGCAGTAGGCGCCGCCAGCGCATAGTGTGCCGTCAGGCAGGAAGAACGCCAGGCCAAGACCGGCCAACCGGCCAGTAAGGCCTGCTTGCTGCGACCGCAGCGTAAGGATCGGGGTGCCGTCATGGCGTGAGCCAATCTGTACCACGTACCGCATGTAGACGTGACCGTTTAGTACGAGGTCACGCAGTGAACTCATCGCCTGCTTACTGGCTTGTATGTACGCGGATCGTGACCCGGAATGCACACACGCAGCATTGAACGCTGTTTGAAGCTCTTGTAGTGTCAACTGTGTCTCCTTGAAGTGGCATCTGCACGGTTGCTTACAACCGCTGAGCCGAATTACGTTTTGACGTCAGGGTTATGCCTGTCCGTCTTGATTCGTCGTAGTGCGCGCCCGCCTGCCTGCAACTTACGTTTTCGTCGCTGTGGCCGCCCACCCAGGGCGCGTCGCGCAATGTTAGTTAGTTTCCGCCTGAGCAACCACTGCCGCAACCGTGTCCACGTTGGCTTGCCCAGGCGTTTGCAACGCTCACGCAGCTGCCACAAATTGTCGACAGTCACATGCGTGAAGTCGTTGCCAGGTGTGGGTTGTACAGTAGCAACCAGATTACGGAAGTCAACTGCGCCATCTACGCGCATGAACGTCGGCCAGTTGCGTTCCATCTCCGTGCATACCTCGTGGCTGATGTCTTTGCAAGTATGCCCGATATGCGTGTAGATGTTGACGGCCTTCCCATTCACGTATCCGTAATTGCGAGTCCCGTGCTGCCATCCGCTCATCAGCTTCATGCCGTGCCAGCGCCCGGTTATGCTGTATGTCAGCTCGTCTTCAGGCAGAAGTAGCAGCATGAGCGGCGTAAGCATGCCTGACGTAGCCGTATACGGATGGCAAAGAATTCCTTGCCCAGTCGCAAATCGCGAAGAGCTTAGATACTCCTCCTTGTCCGTGCAGGCTACACGATACGCACCGTCTCCTGGCGGACACGGATACCGTGGATGCCGACGCTCGTAGTCTTGCAGGCGCCCTAGCTCTTGCTCTCTGGCCTTTACGCCCATCCCCTCTGACGTGATACCGCGACACGGCGTAATCAACTCGAGCGCGCTGGGCTCGTCTACTAGCCGGGCACGGTACTTGCTGCGGAGCTGCGCGGTGACCTCATCGATGCCCGTGGGACTGACCGCGCGCTGGCGCACAAGCGGCACCGGCTGCACTGCATCTTCGGCTTGTAGCTTTTCCCGTTCTCCCCTGGACATACTAGCCTCCCGGCTACAAATTTCGTTATGGTGTCACGCTTGTTGCGGAAGACCAGATCAGTATAGGCTGGAACACTGTCATCGTGTTCCAGCTGCAGGAAGGCTACGCGTATGCTAGGCCACACCGGCGGTGCGCCATCCTGGCTATGCGTATCCTTATCTGCTGACCACCACAAGCGTACGTTAGGCAGTTGCGATAAATCGCGTAGCGCTGCTACCATTCGCGGTATGCGCCATGAGCGGGTAAACAAGAAGAATGTTGCACCCGGACACTGCTTGGCGATCCGTACCCACTTGCGGATGTAAGCCGCACTGTAGAGATCGCCACTGACATGGACCCTAAGAACCTTTACCTTTTGCTGCTTGATCTCAGCAACCATCTGCGGCACAAAACTCGACTGCTTCGACAGTGTGAAGTTGCGGCGATGACTCGCCTTCACTGTACACATGTGGAAGAAGCCCTTTGTGGCATAGCAGACAGACGCACATGCCTCTGTTTCTCCCGGGCAGCTCGTGTGTGCTGGCAGGGAGAAGGTGTGCATGTTTCCGAGCTTGGTGTTACCTCGTTGTAACATCATACCTCTTTGCTACTGGTCAGAGGCACGCCTAAGCCCGCGGCTTCGGCATCACCCCTCAAAAATCAAGTAGCAGTCGAGGTTCAGGTTCTTAGGGTCGAGTCTTCGTTAGGAACGTCTCCTGATGTGGACTCTACGTGGCTGTCGCTCACTGAAGTCGAGCTGTGGCCGCTTAGCCTGCAACCAGGAAGTCGGCGCAGGCACGAAGTCATCTACGGGTGTCATGTCGGCGTACTCTACGGCCAATGACTCCGTACAGTGCCTACATATCCGCGGTTTGGGTGTGCCGTCCTTGTGCTTCTTCCGAATGGCCCAGCCGCGGCAGTCGCAGGTCAGAACACCGTCGGACCACAGGATGGTCAGGTACTTAGTCAACCCGTTTGACGAGGTTGTCTCCTTGACCTTAGAGGGGTCACGACCGCGGCCCTGCGGACTTCCCGCAGCATACTTCTTGCCGTTACGGAAAGTCCATTCAAGCTGGTGCGCCATCTTGTGCCTCCGTCGGTTGTGGCATACGCGCTTTACGGCGTTCACGCATATGCCGCAGGACCCGCAGTTTTTCTCCCGCACAGCGATCGCACAAGCAATCTGGTGCGCAGATCGTACCCAACACAGCTCCTTGCTTATCACCGGCAGCGTGCTCCATGAGCTCGAGTTCGGCACGGGCGGTCGCGAGTGCGCGCTGTGTCCGCCGTAGGATTTCGCTGGCGTGTCGTTTCGCGTGGCGCACACCTAAGCTCGCCAGCATATACCCCAAAATGCCGCCAATAACGCAGCCAACGAGGAGCAACAACATCAAGTCGAAGTCAGTTACTAGTCGCATCTTGTGCCTCCGTTGTAGGTGGTTTTTGTTGATGCGCATGCAACATTGCGCGCACTTGTACGGCTGCCGCCTGTACGTCCTCTTCAATCGCAGCGATGCGTTGGCCGAGGATAGCCTGGCGTTTCTCGAATAAGCGCTCCAGCTTTGCGGCTGTGGCTGCCGCTTTACGCAGCCGGAGGTGCATCGATACGCGTGTCGCTATCAGCGCTACGAAGGCGCCAACGAAAAGCCTACAAAGAGCAACCCAATTACGTCGGCGTTAGTCACCATCTGCATTTGCGCGTCTCCTGATACGGATACCACGGAAACGGCGTACGGCTGTGGCTGCTGCTTTGACGTCAGCAGCTTCGTCGCGTACGCCACGTAAGCCGGCAGCCAGTCTTGCGCCTACCTCCGCATCAGAGTTGAGTTGCTGCGGTGTGACGGCGTCTAGGCGCTTACGGCACTTGCCGATGCGCTTGACTAGCTCCGGTCCGGTAAGAAAAGCAAAGCCCTCAACCATCTCAAAGGCGCGGCGCACCTGCTCCAGCGTGCCGTTACGCACGACACGGTTTGTGTCTTGCAGCGCCTCTAGCAGGTTGTCTGCCGCTTTGCACAGCATTTCACGCGGCTCCTTGGACATGTCGTCAAGCATCCGCTGCGTAAACTTGTGCATCTGATCATGGGCCTCAGTGACCAGCTCAGCAGCTTGCTCATCCGTGAGCTCACGCGTCTCCACCTGGGTACGCGCCTTCTCGAGGATCTCCAGCGCCGCTGCTACAGTTTCCTCGCTTTCAGCGTCTATGCTGAGCGCGCGGATCGTCAACTCGAGCACGTCAAGGTCGTCGCTGCGGATGTTTCCAGGGCCACCCATCGGGATGATCGCCCAGACGATGCTGAACTTTTCAGCGACCTCGTCAGCAGCGGGCAGCCGCTTCGCTGCCTTCTTATACAGTGCATCGCTCAGGCGGTCCTTCAGCTGTGCCAAGATTTCGGTGTACTCCGCAACGAACTCATCGCGGATTGTTTCCATCTCGGTACGCATCTTCTGGAGGCCAGCAAAGACCTCAGTAGCGCGCACAACGGGCAGGACAGAGATACCCTTCGCTTCAAAGCGCACAGACGCCTGATCCAGCAGTTTACGGGCGCGCCCTTCCCAGTTGACAATCCGCTTACGCCACGTAGCGGGCATCAGTGTCCACCGAGGATCACTCCGAAACTCCTTGTCGATCTCCTCGGTTGTGTCGTCGCCGTTTGCGACCTCCACGACTGCATCTGCGATCTGGTATGTCATCTTGGGCCAACTGATCGAGAGTGTGACCAAGAAAACATGACGGGTAACTTTCTCCAGTAGTGGCAGCTGCGCGTCTGTAGCATCAGCCATTGCATTATTTCCTAGGCCATGGTGGCATGTATGCAACAGAAAGGATGCCACATGACTACCAAGTTATGTCGACGTTGCCACCGGCGGCGGCAACTGAAATACTTTACGCGAGACCGTCGGAGCCCCGACGGCCTTGCATACTACTGCCGTGACTGTAAACGGGAGTACTCACGTGCATTTTTCGAAAGGCGCCCCGAACGGCGCCGGCAGTATAATGCAGCACGCGCCCCTCGCGATCCCGCCGAAAAGCGACTATCCGGACGTAAATCGATGCTAAAGCAGTATGGCCTTACCGTCGAAGCCTATGAGAAGTTGGCACAGGATCAGCACCATAAGTGCGCCATCTGTAACCAACCCGAAACAGCTACTTATGCCAGCAGGCCTCGTCGCCTTGCAGTGGACCATAACCATACTACGTCACAGCTGCGAGCATTGCTGTGTTACCGTTGCAACTCGCTGTTAGGTTACGGGCAAGAGAGTCCGGCCATCCTGCGCGCAGCCGCAGACTACCTGGAAAAACACGCTTAACTGCCAATAGGCTCCGGAAGGTTATGGGCTCCTAGCCAGTCACGCTCGGCTATTATAGCTGCTGCGTGGCTGACATACGGGCCCAATACTGCGCCACCCACCGGGAGCATGTCTGCCCACCAGTGGTTGGTCAACTCCTCATCGTCCTTGAAGCAGCGCGTCCGCTCGTCCGACGTACGGCTGACATGGCCGTAGAGTACCAGCCATTCGCGCGCATCGTGCGACAGCGACGACCAGGTTTCCACATGCGAGTTCCGCCACGTTTTGACCTTCGGGCCGATGACAGCGCCAACGGCCTCGGAAGCCGGATCCACCAGGTGTTTGGCAGATCCGTCCTTCTCGACGATCAGCTCAACTGATCTCGTCATGTCGCTCCTCTCGTTGTAATGCGCTGCACCCGTCCGCAGTTCTTACTACGCTTGTGCGAATGCGGACTGCAGCTCTTTGGTTTCAACGATCTCGTCGTTGTGGTCTAGGCACACGCCCAGTAGCCACTGTAGCAGACGGATCATTGCTGTTGCTCGGCCTTGATCTCCACCTGCTCGGGTGGCTCATAGGCCTCTTGCGTATCATTCGATGCGATGACGGCGCCGAAGCAGCCCTCAAACGCAGCCGAGATGGTCCGGCACTTGCCGCCGGCTACACCGATTACGTGTGTCTCTGTTTCGCCGTTAGGCTTCACAGTGATTTCGATTCGTTGCTCAGATGCCACGAGGTCGTTCTCCTGATTCTGTTCAGCTGAACAAGATTGGGCTAGACGCCGCCCCATCCGTCGCTGCAGGTGCTATCTCCACTGACCTCGTAATCGCCGCCCAGCGGGATCACACACTTAATCGAACCGTCGGCAAGCTGGGTCTCCTCGAAGTCGAGGTCCCTGGCTTCGGCCATGGCCTTGGCGGCCTCTACGGCATAGCCTTGCTTGAGCGAGTCGAGATGCTTCTCGTCGCCCCAGCGGCCGCCGTAGTTGTCAAAGGTGCACTCGCCGGTCTCCTGGTTGATGGTCACCGGGTAGTGCCATTCAGGCAGCTGGACCTGGTGTCCGGTGCCCCTGACCGAGCCCTTACCCTTGCCGATACCGAGGTAGCTGGCGCCTGGTATACGCTTGACGGCCTTCTTCAGCGCATCTGCGTCCTTGATCTCACTCTTTCTGCGAGTCGTGTGGCTCACAAAATCTCCTAGTTGTTTGCTGGATCACTCTTGGCAGCGCTGCGTCGAGTACTGACTCCGCGGGCTGCACGTGACTTGGTGGTATTCTGCAGGCGCTCCCCGTTCACGGGGTAGGTATTCTCCTGGCAGAACTTTCGGATGGCGGTGACCGATTCGACGTTGAGACGGGAGACCGGCGAAATTTCTGCCGCGGCCGCCATCAGCTCCTCAATCGTTGGCTCGATATCAGCGATACCTGGGGGTGTGCCCTTCTTGCCCTTGTCTTCCCATGCGGACATTCTGTCGTCATAGGCGTCGTTACGGGCAGAAATGACAGTCTCCTCCAGCTCAGCCCCTGTGTACTCGTTGGTCTTGGTGACCACGCGCTTCAGGTGCTTGTCGTAGTTGTCGGGCTCGCAGTGCTGCAGCCTGAGATGAATCTTCAGGATCTCCGCACGCTCATCCGGGGTTGGCAGATCGGTCGACCATACTCGATCGAAACGGCCAGGACGTAGCAACTCTTCGGGCACGCCGGCGGTCCGGTTCATCGTCACCATGACGAATGTCCGGTTTTCGTCGCTGCCCATGTCCCGTTCGCTGAGCCAGTTCAAGAAGTAGCTCAATACGCGGGAGGCTACACCACTGTCCGCGGCTTGCCCTTCGTGGGCGCCGCCGAACGACTTGTCGATCTCGTCCACCATGAGAAACGCATTCGGCATGGCTTTCACCATCGCCAGGGCGTCCCTGATCTTCGCCTCGGATCCGCCGACATACTTATCGAACATGGAACCGATGTCAAGCAGAACCAGGTCCAGTCCCAACGCTTTGGCCGCTGTCTTTGCGACATGCGTCTTGCCCGTGCCTGGTGGGCCGATGAGTACGGCTCCCCGCGGCAGCGAGAGTTTCACGGTGCGAGCGTGCCGCGTGTACGCACGGGCACGGCGCCTCAGCCACTCAAGAAATCTGCTGAAGCCGCCTACAGTCTCGACATCCGGGATGTGTTCATTCGGGATGAACCTCAAGCCGTCGATCTTGCGGATCACTTTGGCCTTCTCGGCTGCGATGACGTTCAGGACCCCGTCGTTGAGGCCGCCGCACGTCGCAACAGCGAAGGCAAAGATACGCGCAGCTTCCTCAGCAGTGGTACCGAGCAGCGACCGTACGACCTTCTCTTTCAGCTCCGGCGCGCACTTCGCCGCCTTCTTGCCCTTGTTGCCCTTCTTGACGGAGTCGAGGATGAAGTCGACCACGTCGACCTCCATCTCGTCGTAAGTCGGCAGGTCGTAGTCGATGACATCGCAGTACTCTGCAATGCAGGGGTGCGGCGTCGGGGTATCGGACAGCAAGCAGATCACGCGTGTCTGCTTGTCGTTGCACAGCGCATGCGTAGTGCAGAGCTCAGAGAGTGCCCGCCGCAATGACAGGTTTTTGGGGCCCTCTCCGTTGAGGTACTTGTGCAGATCCTTCATGAGGATCAGGGCGTTACCGCCGATCTGGTCTCGGCACTGCAGCAGCGCCATCTGCGGATCAAGTACCTTGCTGTCCCACGTTGCGCCAGCGACGTTGTTCCAGCTGTGCCACTGGAGGTCATTGTCGGCTTGCTTGTTGTAGATCTCCACAAGCTGCTTGATCTGCCGCTCTGCGCGGCCCTCGTCGCCATTCAGGTAAACCCAAATGATCGTAGACCCACTGTCGATTTTGTCCATAAACGTTTGGCTAAACGTTGCCATTGCTACTCCTGAGGCATGCGCCTCTTATCTGAGTGTTATGCCGGCTAGGTTGCTGGCTCTTCTGTGTCTGACCGCTCCCGTAAGCGGATACGGCGTGGTTGTCTTTCCGTTGTAGCGGGTGCTGTTGTTGGCTCTGCTGTCTCCCAGGGCCGTTCACGTAGGGTGCGCAGGGCGTCCCTGATCTCGATTACCGATGTTTCAACCGCGTAGTGCTCCTGCAAGTACTCTTTCAGCTCCGTGTACGGTATACCCAGGCGTCGACTGTGGCAGTAGGATGCCAGAGCATTACGCAACCTGGCGTCAAATACTGCATCGCCGGCGCGTATAAGGAAACCCAGGATGCCGATAAACTGCCGACAACGCGCACGGTGTGTCTGCTCTGTTTCGATGGTGTGTACCGCTGCTGCAAGCATGTTGGTGGTGTTAGAGAGATCACGGTCCGAGCGTTGCGTGTCAGTTGAAATCATGTCCTGCAATGTGGTCTGCAAACGCAAATCGGGCGTAATGCCTACAGAGCCGCGTACGATGTTGCGGACCATTGACATGGAGCGGCCGCTGGTAGCAACACAGTGCTGACACCACTCTGTGAAGCTGGCACGAATTGAATCGTCGTTGACGGCGTGCGCGTTGGCGTGTATGCCACCAGTGACGCTGCCCATGACCTCTTCGAAATGCCGTATGGCTGCAGTAATGCTCACACGGTCAAGCTCGATCTC